TTACGTGAAAAAGAAACAGAAGTTTAAAACGGCAGAACACGCCAAACGGGCGAGAGAAGCAGAAAAGTATCAACAAGAACTTTATAAAAAGTGGGGTATCGGTGAAGCAAAAAGAAAACCTTCTACTAAGACGTTCGTACCCAGTTACTCTCATCGTTCTACAGATAATCGGGTTGGTTCTGTGGGGATGTCTGGCGGCGCCTGTAGTCGTAAAGATTCTTTGATGTATACTGGAACTTTGGTGATTGGTATCAGTACAATGCATAAGAGTAATGCAGTTCCCATCATCGACCAAGCGCAGGCAGAAGAGATTGCAAGAATGCGTCGCGGTTGATTGTTTCGTTTTAAGAAACAGTCTTTTTGCTTTTAGAGCGAAAAAAGTTCTTTACTTCTTCCGAGAACTGCCGTATACTATACTCATACTTAATTATGAGAGGTTGTTATGAAAACTAAAATTTTGAATGAATTGAAAACCGTTTCTTTTGCTATCGCGTTTGGCGCGTTCTATGTTACCGTAGAACCTATCTTAATGTCACTGCTTAAATAAGGATTGACATGAAACCTATGGATCAATTGATTGAAAGATACGAAGAATTCCAGAAGTTAATTAAACATCCAGAATATGTCCTTAGCGACGATGAATATGATGAATACGCTTTTATTTGTCAAGAGTTATTATGGAATATAATGGAAAATAATAAAGATGTTTTGATTAGATTGAGGGATAGATAATGATTGAATCCTATATGCAGCATTGTCGTAGACATAAGTATGGGTGGAGCGCTGGTGAATTATCTCATCGTTGGGTATCAGATAATCGTTGTTTTAATACAAGTGGAATACATTCCGGTAGAAGTTTGATCAGAACCTGCAGAAATCGTCTTCCTTATAAGATGGTTAAAATTCGATGTAGAGTTGATGCATTCAGAACTCTACATGGCGTATTGTGGCTGAATAGTGCAGTTGTTATTAAAAACTTGAGTGTAACCAATGAAAAATTTAATTGAATTTATTGTAGTGGTGTGGTGGTTTATAGGAATCTCAGTATCACATGGTGCTATGACCTTATTAGCGATATTGTTCCCGCCTTACGCAATGTATCTGGCGATAGAAAAACTTTTGATTTATTATGGGGTATTATAAATGAATAGAATTAAAACTGTTAATGAATTTTTTAAAGTATTATCTGATGGTGCTGTTGTTGAATTATTTGATGGATATGACGGTTGCAATGTCTATTATAAACTGATAGATAATAACATATATATTTCAGGTTTTCCTGATAAAGATTATATGTTATCTGCAGCAGTTAGTATGGATTTTGAAAAAAATGTTTATGTCAAATATGTCAAACCACCAGAATGGTATGATAATATTCCTAAACAGGGTAGATTATGTTGGGTTTGGGATAGCGATTATAATCAGAGATATCCAGGCGTGGTTATAAGTTATAAACCTGATCTAACATATAGATTTATCATAGCATCGGGTAGTAGTTTTAAAAATGCAAAATTAATGACTTCGGATGAGATTAAACGATATTATGAATAAACGAGAAATTGATATAGATTTATTTTTAATTGCAGCTGCTATTGCTGTGTTGTTTATCACAGTTAAATTTACATTATGATAGAAGCAGAGTCGGTATTGTTACATACATTTGAGCAGGATGATAAATCTGCTAAGGTATTTTTGTACAATTCAAAATATTTTGTTGTGTATAGAGAAATGATTGGTACTGAATTAATCAGGCGAGAAATTGAACAATTTGATAACGAATTAAATGCAGAATTATTTGCTGAGATATTAATAGAGGGTGTATGATTAGTTTAGATAAAAAATATAAAACATTTTGTGGTCGCGAAGTTGTGTTATTAGACATTTATAATAATCAAGTATTCGGTAGAGCTAAAACTCCTTCAGGTAATTGGTATTCAGATCAATGGGATATATATGGAATTAATTCCAATTCTAGTTTAAAAGAATTAAATTTAATTGAAGTTCCTGATTTTAAAATTGTTAATGTAAAACAACGTTTTGTTAAAATTGTCCTATATTACGGTGTTAGTTATACAGTTACTGATTCTGTGAATTACATGGCAACAGATAAAGACGGTAATGTATTTGGATATTATTCTAAACCTATACTTGAAGCTGGTGGAAACATGTGGGTAAATACAGATTATTTTGACGCAGTTAAAATATGTGTTGTTGAATTTGAGGGGGATTGGCGTCAATCTTTACAACAAGTATGATTACAGTATTAACAGTTTGGGTAATATTCTCGGTATTCTATTTAAAAATAATGCTGATGCTATTGCTAGAATCGGTAACATATTAACTGGAGAAAAAAATAATGACTGAAAAATTAAATTATTTAAATGAATTATCAATTAAAAATCAAAATTCTGTATATACAGAATCAGAAATTATAACACTATTAGATGAATCTACTTTAGATGAAGAAACAAAACATCATATTGGAGGTTTTATTAATGGTGTCATGCAATGCATTTATAATGTTATAGCTACTGACAATTTTGAACATACTGAAAGAGCTTTATTAATTAATAATCCTGATCAATGGTCAGAAGGTTATAATTCTATCATTAAAATATTTCAATTGTATCATTATTGTGCTCAGCAACGATAATTTTATAAAAACTATTGGAAAACTTTATGACCGAAAAAGAAAAATTTGAACATTGGCTTAAAACAAATGGCGTTTTAGATATAAAATTTTCTTTGGCTGAAGATTTTGATCCGACAAAATATTCTTCTAAAGAAAAATGAGGACGATTAATGAATACGAATAGAACAGTACATTATATTGATGTTGGTAATATGTCTGCTAAACAAATTTGTAATATTCTTGACCCGTCAGGTAAATTATACAAAAATCGTGTAATAGAAAACATTGTATCTTGGGTTGGTATATCAATTATTGTTACTCTTAAACTTGCATTATTATACATTATATGGAGTAATTGAAGTGGGATTTTGGCCAGAAGATCAATGGGATTATTCTCCAGAAGCAGACTGGTTATATTCTGGTGATACTGGACCAGAAACTTTCTGTATTCGTTATGACAAAATTATTAGAGGCGAAGAATTATGAAACTAGAAGACATTGGCGTTGAACCTTGTTTGTTTACAGAAGCATCGTTGATCCAACGGGTAGATTTTGATGATGGTTGTCAATTGTTTATACCCGTAAAATCTGAAGAGCAAGGCGCGGAAGCAAAACAACGGATTATTGATTTTTATTATGGCGAAAAATAGTTCTTTACTTTTCTTGAGATCTGCGGTATACTTACCTCGTAAACTTGAAAAGGAAACTTTATTATGATAAACCAAATCTTCGAAGACTTAGCGGCAAACAACTCCCGCAATTTCAAACTCGATTACCTTAGACAACATAAAGACAATAGTTTGTTGAAAGAGGTTATCCGTTTGGCGCTAGATCCGTTTACTCAGTTCTATATTCGGAAAATTCCTGAATATACTCAAAAAGAAGTTAGAATTACGCTGGACATTGTTCCCGATTCGTTATACAATCTTTCTAATCGTCATGTAACCGGTAATGCATCAATTGATTTTTTAGCAAATCTTCTATCTCATTTGTCAGTATCAGACGCTAAAATAGTTGAACGAATTATTCAGAAAGATTTGAAATGTGGTGTTTCGATATCTACTGCCAATTCTGTGTGGCCAAATCTTATTCATGAATATCCTTGTATGCTTTGCTCGACTTATGACGAAAAACTGGTAAACAAAATTACATATCCGGCATACGCTCAAAAAAAAGAAGACGGCATGAGGTTTAACGCAATCGTTAAAGATGGTAATTGCGAGTTTCGTTCCCGTAACGGTAAACAGATTGATTTATTAGGTAATTTGGAACAAGAATTCATCACTTTAGCAGACGGCGCTGACCTCGTGTTCGATGGCGAATTGTTAGTTAAAAAAGATGGTGCGATTCTTGACAGACAAACCGGTAACGGTATATTAAATCGCGCGAATAAAGGTACGATCTCTAAAGAACAAGCAGAAATGGTAGTTGCAACCGTTTGGGACGTTATATCTTACGATGATTTTTATGCCGGTAAATCTGACGTCGTATATGATGATAGATTTAATGTTCTGTATAACTTAACGACGAAACATGAATCCAATAAAATTAGTTTAGTGATGACTAACATTGTACCTGATTTAGAAACTGCTACATCGTTTTTTCAAATGATGTTAAGCGAAGGTCAAGAAGGTATTATCCTTAAAGATGCTAAATCTATCTGGGAAAATAAACGATCCAAAGGGCAAATAAAATTTAAAGGAGAGTTGGAAACTGATCTAAGAGTCGTTGACATTCAATTGGGAACTGGCAAATACGAAGGTATGCTTGGTGCTATTGTATGCGAGTCAAGCGATGGTATCGTAAAGGTCAACGTCGGTTCGGGATTTAATGATGAACAGCGAAAAACGCTCGATTATATCGGTAAAATTGTCGCTGTGAAATATAACGCAAGGATTAAAAATAAACAAGGCGAAGAGTCGTTATTTTTGCCTGTATTCGTGGAAGTTAGAGAAGATAAAAATGATGCTGATTCTAGCGGAGAAATTAAATGAAAGTAGCAATCAATAGTTATTATGGCGGGTTTGATTTATCCAAGGAAGCACTTGCGAGATATGAAGAATTAGGAGGAGTTGGTTTTCAAAGAAATGATCCAATCTTGATTCAAGTTATCGAAGAATTGGGCGAAGATGCTAATGGCGATTTTGCTGAACTGAAAATTGTAGAAATTCCAGACGATGTCGAATGGTTTATCGAAGAGTACGACGGCATGGAATGGGTAGCAGAAAAACACCGAACTTGGAGATAAAAATGAAATATAGAATTAAATTTGTACCGAAGGGAAGAGTCCATAGTTGGTTTGCGATTTTCCCATACAAAGCAACAATGGATTTATACATTTCCCAATATAAAAAGTTCGGTATCTGGTGGAACATTTACCAGTGGAGCGGAACCGAAGACGCAGCAAGAGAATCTATTGAAAAATATAAAAAATCAACAGTAATTATTGAGGTAGAATGATGAAAGAACATACAACATTAACAATGCCAACCGAATTGACTGGCGATGAAACCATTCTGTACCAAACAAGAGTTAATGACAGAATTGTTACTCATTTACCAATGGCCGCGAATAAATTGAACTGGACAAACGATTTATATTTCGGTAGAATTCTGAATTATAAAGTCCTATCTAATTGATTTTATAAATAGTGTTTAAATCTATTATGCCCCGACCGAAAATATATCAATTAAATAATATTTGGTACTGCGAGTTGAATAACGTTAAGGCGCAAGGTTCAACTTATTACGAAGCGTACTTAAATTATTTACTACAACAAGCATCGTCGAACCTTCACCCAGACGAATTACACTTTTAACGCAATCCCCGAAAGGGGATTTTTAGTTCTTTACTTTCTCGACGTTACGCGGTAAAATAACTTTTACAATAAATTATGGAGATAATATGAAATTTGGTGTGATTGGCAGCAGATCTTTTGAAGATTATGACCTGTTAAAAAATGAATTGACGAAACATGACATAACCTGTATAATTTCAGGCGGCGCGAAAGGCGCGGATTCCTTAGCGGAACAATATGCTTTTGAACATAACATCCCTACTACGATCCACAAACCTGATTGGTCTATAGGAAGACATGCTGGATTTTTAAGGAATAAAACTATAGTAGAAGAATCCGATCGAATAATTGCATTTTGGGATGGGACTTCTAAAGGAACTCTTTCATCAATAAACTACGCTAAAAAATATGGAAAACCAACAATTATTATCCAATATAATAAAATTTAAACCTAACGGGGATTTATTTCTTGCGAAGGGTAAAAATGTTCTTAATGTAGAAACATATTCAGTCGGTAATTACTCCGACGTAGAAACATTAAAAATATTAAAACTCCAGTTTTCCGAAACTTCTGAAAACGCCAAGTTTATAAAAACCAATATAATTCCAAAATTATCGTCTAAATTCAATAACATTGATGTAATAGTATATCCATATTCTTCATCTAAATTGTTAAAATTTTTTAGTGAAGAATTGGCGAAACAAACTAATTGTAAAACAATACCGGATGCGTTTATTAAATCTTTACCGTCTGAGATATCAATTGATACTAATGGCGTTGTATTGGAGTTAAAAACTTTAAAAAGTTTATATAAAATTATAGAAACCGCAGAAACTAATGGTTATTTTGAGTTGAAAAAAGTTCCTTTGCAATTCAGAAATTTTTTTACCGGTTATATTAAATTATCAAAAGATTCAAATTCTTTTATCGATAAAAATGTATTAGTTGTTGATGACGTTTTATCTTCCGGTTCTACCATTTCAGAAATTTATAAAATATTATACGCTAACGGTGCTAAATCTATTACCGGCGTTACATTGTTGAAGAAAAGATAATTTATTATTTTATATTATGGAGACAATCATGAAAGTTGTACAAAATACAGTTTATGGACGCCGCGCGTCATTTACTCTTCCTAAAGTCGCGTTGAAAAAATACAGAGAGCTTGGCGGCGAAGACATAACAACGCGTTACGACCCCATCTTGATTCAAATCGTCGAAGAGTTTGGTAACTCTATAGACAATAAAAAGAGCAAATTGATTGTCGTTGATGTTGGTTTACGCAACGGCGGCAGTTCAGAAATGAAATTAGTAATTTGAGGTGAAAATGTTTGCGTTCGATATAGAAACCTTAGGTGCGGAATCAACGTCTGTTATCCTGTCATACGCGATCGTTTATTTTGATCCGGATACAAAACCAACCTATCAACAACTGTTAGACAAAACTTTATTTGTCAAATTGGATGCTAAAGATCAAATCAAAAACTATAAACGAACTATATGTAAAGACACCTTAGAATGGTGGTCTAAACAGCACGAATACATTCAAGGTATAAGTCTGACGCCAAAACCAGATGACGTTTCTGCCGTTGGCGCATTCAGAATGTTATCTGAATACATCCGTAGAGTTCCGAACGCTGAGAATCAAACCTTCTGGCAACGTGGATCGTTGGATCAAGTAGTTCTGGACAGTTTATGTCGAGCGCTTTACGAAGAACCAATTGTAAGGTATAGTAATTGGAGAGATGTAAGAACTGCTATTGATATTTTGTATGGATCAACCAACGGTTATGTTGAAATTGATCATCCTGAATTTAACAAAGATTTAGTATTAAAACATCATCCATCTCATGACATCTGTTTAGATGTCATGCAACTACTTTATGGTAAGGAGAAACATGTCTAATTTTTATACGAATGTCATGGTTAATGGCGATAATATATTCGCACGCGGTGTGGAAAACGGGAAGAAATTTATTCGCAAGGAAGAGTTTTTCCCGACGATGTATCTAAAATCAAAAAAACAAACCGTTTGGAAAACTTTATACGACGAACCTGTAGAAGAATTGAAAGCAGGTTCTATTCGCGAAACCAGAGACTTTTTGAAACGGTATGAAGAGGTCGAAGGATTTTCTGTATATGGCAATAACAACTATGTACAACAATACATTTCCGATAATTACAAAAACGACGTTGTTTATGACATCGATAAGATCCGCGCGGTTTCGATAGATATTGAAACGACTGTGGAGTCGGGGTTCCCTAACATAAGAACCGCCAATGAAGAAATTCTGCTGATTACTCTAATTGATTGTAGAACTTATAAGAGCGTTTGTTTTGGAAGTCGCCCTTGTAATTACGAAGATACCGATTCATCCAAATACATTTTATGCAGTAACGAAGAATCATTACTGAAAAACTTTCTGATGTATTGGCAAGCAAACTATCCTGATATTATTACGGGGTGGAATACGGAACAGTTCGATAATGTATATCTTATTAATAGAATTAAACGGGTTCTAGGCGATTCTTATGCCAAAAAACTTTCCCCTTGGAATATGTTATTTGAACGGAAAGTTAAAATTCGGGGTAAAGAAGAACAAATTTATGACATCTGTGGTATTGCTTCGTTAGATTACCTAGAACTGTATAAGAAGTTTACATATAATAAACAGGAATCATATTCATTAGATTTTATCTGCGAATATGAACTTGGCGAAAAGAAATTAGAAAATCCAGGTGATACTTTTAAAGAGTTTTATACAGACCATTGGAATACGTTCGTTGAGTATAATATTCGCGACGCGGCGTTGGTTGTTAAGTTAAATGACAAAATGCGATTACTTGAATTAGTTATGACTATCGCTTATCAAGCAAAAATCAATTACGAAGACGTATACAGTCCAGTAAAAACTTGGGAAGCAATCATCTACAATTATTTACGCCAACGTAATATAGCAATTCCTCAGTCAAAATTCGGCGGTAAATCAGAGCAGTTCGAAGGCGCTTATGTCAAACCGCCGTTGATTGGGTTCCATAAATCGATTGCGTCATTTGATTTAAACTCTCTGTATCCGCATCTTATTATGCAGTATAATATGAGTCCAGAAACAATTACCGATATACGAATTCCTTGTTCCGTCGACGAGTTATTAGAACGTAAGGTTGACACGTCGGTAATCGAACCCTATAACGTAGCATTGACTGCAAACGGTTGGTGTTATACTAAGGAGAAGAAAGGGTTCCTCCCTCAGTTGATGGAAAACATGTATGTAGACCGTTCTAAAGCAAAGAAACAAATGCTTAAATTAGAACAGGAATATGAACACATTAAACAAGAGATTAAAATCCGTTCTTTAAAATCAAATCCAAACGTCTGATTCGATATAATTATAATCGTCAAATGGAATTATTTGTAAACCAAATTTCGTTAAAATATTATGAGTTTCAATATTTTTTGGATTTGATTTGAAAGTTTTTAATGCATTGATTGTTGCTTTTAATCTATTTTTGCGCTTTACTTTTATACCGTTTCGAGGTATACTTTTATTTATATCATTTTAGAGGAGTTGATATGAAAGATATAAAAAACATGACCGATTCCGAATTATTGGAATATGAAATTTACGTAGAGAAAGAAATAAGCAGATTAAATAATTTGCAAATGGCGTTGAAAATCCTTTAACAATAAGAGGCATATGTCGGTAACGGCATACAGAAAATCTGGTGAAAACGGTGAAAATCCAGAACGGACAATACCGTGCCAAGTCTATTTTTATAGAAAGGTGTAACGACTATTCCGAAAGGAAGTAGAACCAAGCGGTTCGAAGCGCCAGACGACCTAAACAGGTTGATGAGATAGTCTGCTCTGCATAGGAATATGCAGCTGCTTTACGCGGGGTTGGATTAGCGAACCGATCCGAACACAAAGGTTAAATTCAGCATATGGCGCATTGGGCAATAACTACTTTAAGTATTTTGATTTGAGACTTGCAGAAGGGATTACAATGTCTGGTCAGTTATCCATTCGTTGGATGGCAAATAAATTAAATGCTATGATGAATAAAACATTAAAGACAGTAGATAAAGATTACGTGATTGCTATCGACACGGATTCTATTTATTTGTCGTTAGAAAAATTAGTTGATTCGGTATGTAACGGTAAATCTGCGGAACAGAAAATTCAATACATGGATAAAATTTGCGAGGAAGTATTCCAACCCTTTATTAATAAAGGTTACCAAGAACTTGCTGATTACATGTATGCATATTCTCAAAAAATGGTAATGAAACGAGAATCATTAGCGGATAAAGGTATTTTTATTGCCAAAAAGCGTTACATCTTGAATGTTCATAACTCCGAAGGCGTTCAGTATAAAGAACCTAAATTGAAAGTCATGGGACTCGAAATGGTTCGTTCTTCCACTCCTGCAGTTTGTCGAAGTAAACTGAAAGGTGCAATTCCTGTCATCCTTGACGGCGATTCTGTTGGATTGAAGCAATACGTTTCTGAATTCAAAGATCAATTTATGAAACTTCCAGTTCATGACATCGCTAAACCTTCCGGCGTGAATGGTATGACCACTTATAAAGGCGCGGATAACATTTATGCAAAAGGAACGCCGATTCACACTAGAGGCGCGTTGCTATTCAATCATCATACTAAACGGTTGGGGTTGGATAAAAAGTATGAGATGATACAAGACGAGGATAAAATCAAATTTGTGTATGTTCGTAAACCAAACCCGTTTCAAGAAGACATTATTTCTTTCCCGACTCATTTACCTAAAGAGTTTGGACTTGACTCTTATATTGACAGGGATCTACAGTTCCAGAAAGTGTTCGTAGACGCATTACAAATTATGGTAAACCCGCTGGGGTGGAGTTTAGACGATTCAGCAAATTTAGAAGACTTTTTTGGATAATGCTTTACTTTTAAACGAAGGTAAAGTATACTTAGTTTTTAGTTTAAATCATTGGAGAATTGAATGAGCGAAGAAGTTCAACAGCAACAGGCGGATGTCATCGATAACTGGTCGATCTGGGGAAGCACAGAAGCGAGCGTGTCTCTCCTGAAATATCAGGAAGATGAAGAAAATTATGTTTATCAGGGTATGATCAATTATCATTTATCCGAAGAACCCGCGCGAATGATTTCAACTCCGGTTGACGTATGGGACGATTGCCCCTATTGTTTAATAAGACATATCATTGATAGATTATCAGATTTATATGATACCGTTGATACTGTTATAGTAATGGACGGCGAAACCGGAGATCTTTTAGACGAAGAATACTCTATTGACGAAGCGTATGCTTACGAACGCGAAGAAACTGAAGAAGAGGTAGCATAATGAGTTTATTGGAAAGAATTAAAAAGAATAGCACAATTAAAGAATCGTCAATATTATCGAGTTCCAAATTTTTTACCAAAAAAGATATGGTAACTACGCCGATTCCGGCATTGAATATTGCATTATCGGGTAGAATTGACGGTGGACTAACGCCTGGACTAACGTTATTTTGTGGGCCTTCTAAACATTTTAAATCGCTTTTTTCATTGATTCTTGCTAAATCGTATATGGACAAATACCCAGATTCTGTATTGGTTTTTTATGATTGTGAATTCGGTACTCCTGAATCTTATTTCGATTCATTGGAAATGGATAAAGAACGCATAATCCATACGCCGATCATGAATATGGAAGAGTTTAAGTTTGACGTTTTGCAACAATTGCAAGAAATCAAACGCGGCGATAAAGTCATTTTCGTCGTAGATTCCCTTGGTAATATGGCGTCAAAGAAAGAAATGGAAGATGCCATTGACGGTAAATCGGTACAGGATATGTCCCGCGCCAAACAGATGAAATCTATTTTCAGAATGATCACGCCTTATCTAGTTAAGTATGACATTCCTATGGTCGCGGTTAATCACATCTACATGACGCAAGAGTTATATAGCAAACCCATTGTATCAGGCGGGACTGGTGTGTATCTCTCTGCCGATAACATTTTTATTCTTGGCCGTCAACAAGAAAAAGACGGAAGCGAATTGGCGGGTTACAACTTTATTATCAACGTTGAAAAGTCAAGACATTCTAGAGAAAAATCAAAGATTCCAGTTACCGTAAAATTTGAAGGCGGTATTAGTAAATGGTCTGGTCTATTAGAGATGGCGTTGGAATCGGGTCACGTAATTAAACCGAGTAATGGATGGTATTCTAAGGTTAATATAGTTACCGGAGAAATTGAAGATAAAAAATACCGCGTGAAAGATACCGATACAAAAGATTTTTGGATGCCTATCATTCAAGATAAAACATTTCAAGAATGGATCAAAAATAATTATCAAATTGCGACGGGTAATATTATCTCATCTGATGATGAAATTGATAAAGAAATGGCGGCAATTGAAGATGAAGAATTTGGAGAAGAATATGCAGAATGATTTTGAGTTTACCGTTGGTCATAAAGTGATGGAGAATAAACATCATGAGATGCATGCAATTCAGTTGACTGATGAACCATACAATGGTATTATCTTTTCTTTTGGTGAAGTAACCTTCCCGACTGATGGCGAACCAGATTCTGATGGCAATGTCACCTTAAAATTTGATTATGACATCCATGATGATGCTGGTATTGAATATAACAGAGAAGCATTTGAGAAATATCTCGGCGACTTCTTGACTGAATTAATTATCTATGGCGTAAAAAACAATAACATCGCTTATTCTGGCGGTGTAGACGAGTAACAGTTTGGGGAGTGAAACATCTCCCCTTTTTATTTTATGGAGTTAATTTTGAGAATTGAACAGACGATAATATCAAATTTAATAACCAGCGAAGAATTTGGTCGTAAAGTTATTCCGCATCTAAAGAAAGAATATTTCGCCGACAGGAAAGAATCCATTATATGTTCTATTATAATGAAATTCTTTGATACATATAATAAACCTGCATCAAAAGAAATTATCAATATTGAACTTGGTAATACAAAAGGTATCTCTGATAAAGAATTGTCCGAGTTTACAGATTATGTAAAAGAACTTTCGGTTGAACCTTCTAACCAAGAATGGTTAGTTGTTGAGACAGAGAAGTTTTGTAAAGCACGTGCCGTTTATAATGCGATTTTAAAATCAATTAAAATCATCGAAGGCGCCGATAATCAGTTTACACAAGATGCGTTACCTTCGATTCTTTCTGATGCATTAGCGGTGTCTTTTGATAACAGCGTTGGACATGATTACTTAGAAGACGTTGAATCGAGATATGAATTTTATCATAGACAAGAAGATAGAATTCCTTTTGATTTAGATATATTCAATAAAATTACTAAAGGCGGATTGCCTAAAAAGTCATTGTCAGTTATTATTGCGTCAACAGGCGTTGGTAAATCTATTTTTATGTGCCATACTGCTGCCAACGTATTAAAGCAGGGTAAAAATGTTTTATACATTACAATGGAGATGGCAGAAGAACGCATCGCGGAACGTATCGACGCTAATTTATTAGACGTGCCTTTATCAGATATTGGGACGTTGGATAAAAATACTTTTTTGACTAAAGTCCAACGGATATCTAAAAAGACGCAAGGTAAACTAATCGTAAAAGAATACCCGACGTCCTCGGCGCACGCGGGTCATTTTAGAGCGTTATTAGAAGAACTAAGAATTAAGAAAGGGTTCGTTCCTGATTTTATTTGTATTGATTATATCAACATCTGCGCGTCTCAACGTATCCGTAACGGTTCTGATAAAACGTATACTTACGTTAAAGCAATCGCAGAAGAAATTCGCGGGTTGGCAGTTGAATATAATGTACCAATTCTCAGTGCCACGCAGACAAACCGCGAAGGTATGAGTAACTCGGACGTTGATATTACAAATACGTCAGAATCAATAGGTTTACCACAAACTGTTGATATGTTATTTGCTTTAATTGGTAATGAAGAATTAGACGCAATGAATCAACAGATTGTTAAACAATTGAAAAACCGTTATAACGACGTAAATTACTACAAACGATTTGTAGTTGGTTTAGATAAATCTAAGATGAGATATTATGACGTAGAATCATCTGCGCAAACCAATCTTGCAGATTCCGGTCAACCGAAAAATGATACTCCATTGTTTGATAAGTCTACATTTGGAAGTCGCGCCAGACAAGAGGGATCGTTTAATGATTTTAAATACTAGACTTTACTTTTTGGCATACATAGAGTATACTTATTGAACATTGGAGGAGAAAAATATGAAAGTGATTGTACTTAAACCGGAAGAAGTTGTTCCGCGTCCAGATTTGGTTGGAACTTGGTTAGATGAAACGCATTACCATACGTTGGTCGAAGAAGACATGGATTTGTATTTGCCGCCGGAATGTTCTGTGGGTTTAGAAGCAGGAACTGATGATTGCGGTAAAAAGTGTAATAATTGCGAGTCCGGACTGAGCGAAAAGAATATCGTATTCAAATTCCGTAAAAACTTCTTTACAGAAGAAGAAACTCTGTCCGCGTATGAAGGGTTGAAAGATGCTGCCATTCCAACTGAAAACAGAGGAACTGCGGCAGGTCCAAGAGAAGAAACATTGGGTAACAGAGAATGGGTTACATCATACCAAAATGAGATTTTAAATTGGTTTAAAAACGCTAAATCAAATGTGTTTGGAGACGACCCCATTCAAGAAATTATTGAAAAATATAAAACGATTGATAAAGACCAAGCGTCCAACAGAAATAACGTGTGGTCTATAATTTCAACTAAAGAAGAAAATTTTGTTTTTGATGAATGGGTCGAAAAGGTTCGTAAACTATCTCCGGACTCGCAGGCAAAAGAAGCGAACCGCGTTGAAGATAAATTGATTTGCAAAACAACTTATGCAAATTCAGTTCTTTCCGGTATCGCTGGGTGGTATGACCGTTACCCAAGAATTCCGTTCGGTCGCGCGACCACTTATACAAGAGATAACCCAGAAAAGTTTGCTAAATCGTACCCGTATTTGCAAAGATTATCTGGGGCATTTAAAGAAATGTTGCCTTGGCGTTATCATAATCAAATGGAAGCGGCATCTAAAATTGATCCCAGATTTTTAGTTCCGGAAACTCCATTTAGCACTATTACGGTTAATCGTAATTTCAGAACCGCTGGTCATTACGACCCAGCGAATATGGAAAATGGATTTGCCAATATATGCGTATTCTCTAATAATGCAAATTATGATGGCGCATATTTGGTATTTCCCGAAATCGGTTACGCTGTTAATATCCGTCCCGGCGATTTGTTGTTTGTTAATAATCAAGCAGGTCTACACGGCAACACAGAATTGATTCTGAATGACGAATCTGCAGAACGAATATCTGCAATCGCTTTCTTTCATGAAGGTATGTTAGAACTTGGTTCTTATGATTATGAAGAAACAAGAAGAACGTTCGTGGAATCAAGAATGAAAAATAAAGAACACCCGTTGCAAAGAGACAGATGGAATGGCGTTAGTCCTGGAATGTGGGCAGATAATCCAGATAAAAAGCATGATTATTCCGCTGCTAAAGAATGGTATGATTATCTAAAATCTAAACCGCAAGGCGATGAATGGTTAATCAAACATCATCCTTGGTTGAAAGAAGCGTTTGAGAATAACGGATTAGAAGATTTCTTTTGATAACAAATGGCGGTTGAAATATACCGCCATTATTTTTACGGGTTAGTTATGGCGAACATTCCAAATGATTTAGGCGGTGATTGGCGGATAGACAAATTTGTCGACTACCAACATTTCGTTCCGCCGATTTATCAATCAACTCTTACTCAATATGCAATTGATAATCAATTAAACGACAGAGATTGTACAGTTCTTTCTTGGTATATGTCTGTAACGTACAGCGAAATATCTGCTATATGGATGCATCAAGTTTTACCTATCTCCGAGTTACATAAAGCGGATGATTGGTTTGAAAAACATAAAGATATAATGATATTTGGGTCTTCCAAAAAGTACAATCGGTATAAAGGAAGATTCAATTATTTAATGAAACAGTTTCTTGACGTTTACGGAACCGAACCCGAAAAGAAACTCTATGAAGTTATAGGAACTGGAACTGAGAAAGAAATGTATGATAGAGCGTTAAAACAAAATCTAGCGATAAAAGAATGCGGTAGATTTAGCGCCGAGTTATTCAACGAATGTTGTTTGTTTTTATCTGAAGCAGGTTTCATGAACGCCAAGATGTCATCGCCCAATTCAGTTGATTGGGATAAAGGCGCTAATCTTACCAGTTGTATGTTTAATTTATTGCGCAGAGACGATTTAGCGGATGAATACGATAAATTGGGTAAACTTACGGATGAAATGAAAACTTATATACCGTTGTTTAATTCAGAACTGATTAGAATTAGAGATAAAATCTGGACGAAATATCCAGAACGTCAAGTTGATATACCGTTATTTACGCCTAAACTTTGTTCGTTTAGAAATTTATTTAAATGCACTCGATATGCTCCGTTTCATGCAGATAGACAGTTAGAACATATTAGAAAATACGAAGAATGGTATCCTGAGTTAAGTCATATATGGGATGGACTGTTTGATATACGTTCTAAAACTATGCCGGAACATTTTTTAGGCGAAAAGAATAATTGGAACGGGATAAGAAAAGAACGTAAATATCTTTGGGTGAATAGAGGGTTGACTGGCGTTGAACCAGAATCAAATTATCCAGAATCGACGCTGGAGGAATTTTGTTAGCAACCGTTTATTATGATGAAGAACCCGTTGAATATGAAATGCTTGACGGGTTTCGCGCGTTTTCGTATAAACACATAGCATTGGGCGATGTAGATCCTATCTACGCAATGATTCGTAATTCCGCGTTAAACTATAACGAGAAGAAACGGTTTATATTTTCTCATCTTATGGTTTACGATTTGAAGACCAGTATAGCGTTATCGGACATAAAAGATGATCAATTATATTATGATAAGTTATTGTATTACTTCCAAGAAGCAAAAGTCGGCAAAGATAGAAAAGACGTTGCTTCCAGAGAAACCAATATAAAGTCTAGAATGTTTGGAACTCAACTTCCAAAGATGAGATTACGGTCACCGGAAGATTGGGTCGAAGATACTATACAAGCAACCCAATCTTCTAAAAGTTGGGGCGTAAGTTTAAAAACCGGTAAAAATATACCTACGTTTGGTGAATACTTCGCGTTTAAACTCGCCGACATGATCGAAACTATATTTGATGTAGATGAATACACCGTTACCTATAATAAAGAGTTCATAGACTCTATACCAAGAGGTTCGTTGACTGGGTATGAAATGACCAGAACAGGTTCGACTCATAAGTTTAGATCAAAAGAAGAAATAAGACGTTGTTCTTTAATGTCTAAGTTTTATAACATTCATTTAGAATTCTTTTCTTCGATTAACTGCCCGCACAAACCAAGCAGAGCGATAGGCGTTCAAGAAATAGAAACTTTGCTTTGCGATTACAGAAAAGTTTGTAAAGGGACTTTACTTTATGGCGATAAAGTCCTAAAATTAAAGGATGGTATAGAAGTTAACAAAAAGTTAGAAACTGCGCAAAGACTGTTGGTTGGCGCTCAACCGTTATTGACCAGAAGAACCGAGTTATTGGAACTTGGTATTATGAACATTAATGAAACGCATTGTAATCATTGGAGATAGTATGAAAAAAATTATAGCAGTCGGTGGCCGTCCAGGAACGGGTAAAACAACTTTGTTTAGAGAGTTCATTAAACAATACGAATGGGATAAAGTTGAACCTAAAAAGTTAGTTCCAGCGTTGTACAACAAAGAATTGGATTTGTACATTCTTGGTAAATACGAAGAAGGCGATACTTTTGCCGGCACAGACAAAATGTCGATGGCGTGCCAACCAAATGTACAAGAGTTTATCATTGAAACGACTTCTAACGTGTTATACGAAGGCGACCGTATATTTAACAAGTCATTTCTTGAATTTGCATCGGAACAACCGAATGTCGATCTCAGCATAATCTATTTAAAAGTTTCAGACGATACGTTACAAGAACGGTATGAAGAACGCGGGAGTAACCAATCAGAAACTTTTTTGAAAGGCAGAGAAACTAAGTATAATAACATTTTATCTAATTTTGATTTAATGTCATACATTACAGAGTTTGAAAATTCGAACACAGAACAACAAACTATTATATTAAACTTTTTAAAATCAAAATTCGGCGTATGATATGATTTGTAAACATTGCGGTAACGGTAATACCAATAAAAACGGGAAATTTGTTCTCAACGATGGAACCATTAAATATCGTTATAAATGTAACGACTGTAACAAAACTTTCTCTACTACAGATAATTCTGATAAATTCGCACCGGAAGTGGCGTTGACGAACAAACGATATGTAATTTCATCTGTGCAGAATAACACGGAAACCAATTATGATTTTTTGGCTTCGTTGGAGTTATATTGCGAACGTAATAAAGCGGAACTAATTATCATACCCACCGTCCACCAAGAAGTTTTATATCCGTTTCCGCTGATGTCTTGGGATTGCGACGAGAAATACCTAAGGCGCGAAAAGTTCAGTATGAATGGTATGGTGAACTGTATAGCTAATATAAAAATAAATGTTGCAGCCGAAAATCCGCTGGGCGGTTTAGATTCTTTATCAAAGGGTAAAACTCTAATAGTTCCTCATAACCAATTACAAATGAGATCATTACCGGTCGCGGTTGATGAGCATCCAGCGATTCTTTGCACAACTGGAACTATCTCCGAACGAAATTACATAAAAAGTAAATCCGGCGAGAAGGCTGAGTTTAACCATTCGAACTCGGCTGTGTTTTTAGATTTCAATGATGATAGTTATCATCTTAGAATATTGAACGGCGATGAGAATGGCGGGTTTTATGATATAGACGGTTATTATTTGGTCAATAAATTTACAAAATTGTCTGAAGTTGAAGCGTTGATAACCGGAGATGAGCATGTAATCGTTAACTGTTCGGAAGTTTCCAACGCGACCTATCATGACGCTAAAAGTATAGTAAACACCCTTAGACCGAAGAAAATTATTCGTCACGATGTGTTAGATTGTTTTACTATATCTCACCATCATAGAAAAGATAATTTTATACAATATTCTAAATTTATCAACAATATGAACAGTATTGAAGAAGAACTAGCGGATACAATTAAATACATTGAAGAAACAACGCCGGAATGGTCTGAAACTTACATAGTTTCATCTAATCATCACGATCACCTCAAGCGTTGGTTGACGGAAGTTGATCCGAAAGTCGAACCTTGGAACGCAAAACTTTTTCATAAATTGACGTATATGATGTTAGATGAAATCGATAAAGCCAAAGAACAAGGTAAGTTTTTGGTTCCGGATCCGTTTAAACTGTACGTAGAAGACGGTGGAACTAAAATCAAATTTGTCGGGAGAAATCAATCGTTCAAAATTTTTGATATTGAGTTGTCGAACCACGGAGATAAAGGCGCAAACGGTTCTAGAGGTTCTTTATCGCAGTTCTCTAAATTTTCCGAAAAAGTTGTAATCGGACATTCTCACACGCCTGGAATCAACAAAGGCGCGTATTCCGTCGGAACGAGCACTTCAAAGAATTTAGAATACGTTAGCGGACCATCGTCTTGGATGAATACGCATTGCGTCATCTACCCTAATGGTAAACGACAATTGATCAATATAATTAAAGGAAGATGGAAATAATTCTTTACTTTTAAGAACATCGTAGTATACTATACTTGAGGTTGGTTGACAGACCTCATTCCTCATTTTACTAACTAATTATGGAAATATTATGAAATTTCAAGCGAAACGCGATCAAATATTAGAATCAACTCGTTCCGGAGCTCGTATCCTTATTTTAGGCGTTGATCGTTCCGGAGAAGACAGTTTGCATTGGCCTGTTGAAATTGTGAATTTGTTTTCTGACGGAAACCCTATGAAAAAGTCGAAAAGAACTGTATTCCATGATTCAATTCGACGTTGGTATGCGATTTCTTAACGGTTTATTATTGAACGACGAAGGGAGCCTCGGCTCCCTTTTTTATTGTTTATAAATATATAAACATTTTCTGGTTTATAAACAATGAAAACATTTAAAGAATTTTTAGAACTCCATATAACTGAAAATTTTATTGGCGAAGATGATATACCGTCAACAGAATATCTAACCGAAGAACATGAAAATGTTACATTAAATAAACCTTTTAGAACGCCAGGCGAGCGAAAAAAATTCGCTGTATATGTAAAAAATAGTTCCGGTAAAGTTGTTATCGTTCGTTTCGGCGATCCCAACATGGAAATAAAACGGGACGACCCAGAACGCAGAAAATCATTTAGAGCAAGACACAGTTGCGATACAGCAAAAGATAAAACTACCCCGAGATATTGGTCATGTCACCAATGGAGAGCATCTGCCAAGGTTGAAGATTAATGAATGAATTAAATGATTTCTTAAAATTAATTGCCGAAGGTAAACAGGATTATAAGCAAAATGATCCTGTCGGTAAGAAATTGGAAGAAGTTAAAGAGAATGTCAAGACAGACTTAAATTCTTTGTTTGCGCAGTTATCTGAAATTGTTATCGAAGATCCGGTTTCTATAATCAAGGAAGACGATGAAACAGTTTTTCAACCTTCACTTGAAGAAGTCAGTATACAGGAACAAGTGGCACAAGAAGAAGTACCCTTCCCCACGCCAAAAACAGAAGCTGATGCAATTGCGGCGTATGCTGCCAATTTTAAGAATGCATCGTTCCAACAACCAGACGTTCCACGAGTTGATCCCACTATCAAGGCAGTGCAGGATAAACTTAAATTCTTGGAACAATGGGTAGGTAAAATATCGGTTGCTGGCCCAGGCGGCGGTGAAGTCAATTTAAGATGGTTGGATGATGTCTATAGACCCTCTATCTATGATGGTCGATATTTAAGATATAACGATTCATTGAAGAAGTTCGAGTTTGCAGAAGTCAATCCTCATGATATTACTTACACCACTACATTAGTCACCACACCAACCTATACAGTCAATGGCCAAGATTATTATATTGGCGTTGATTATGCTGGCTCAGTTACTATCGCATTACCAACAACGCCAAGTTCAGGCAGAATGCTAATAATAAAAGATGAATCTGGTGATGCAGAAAATAATCCAATTACTGTACTAGGTAACGTCGATAATGATGTGGGTGGATTTATCATTCAAATTAATAACGGTGCAATACAAATGATTTATAGAAATGGTTGGAGAATAGTGTGAGTTACCTGTTTAAACCCTACGATGGCGAAATTAAAAATGATGTTGGTAATCCACTTCCAATATCAAAAGATATTAATGATAACAGTTCAACCAATCCAATTTATGTTGACACGGGTTTAATTATTCCCACTAGCATTGAGATCAGTAATGACGCTGGTAATTCAATACCCGTTAGCGGTAAAGTCGCTATAGTGGATAGTAATGGTGATTGGAACGCTGCAAGTAAACCCGTTCATGTACAAGTAAACAATTTTCCAGCCAGCGTAGAAATTGCCAATGATGCTGGCAATAGTATTCCTGTATCAGGTAAAGTCGCTATTGTTGATCAATATGGCGACTGGAACGCTCCCGATAAACCCGTGTATGTTGATGCTAATATATCAAGTTCTATTAGTATCGCAGGTACTCCGTCATCAACAACAGCATTTGGTGAGTCTTACGGGATTACCATTACACCAGTTATTCAATTAGATAGTATCTATGGTATTACTGATGAAGTAATACAAACCTATCATAATGGTACTGGATCTTCTGCTGGTGCGAATCCTTCTGATGCTTTATTTAAAGTTGAATGTGGTACAAGTTTAGGTGGTTATGGTGTATTGCGTAGTAAACGATTCATCAGATATAGACCAGGTCAAGGCGCATTGTGTCGATTTACTGCTGCATTTACGCCTAATGTAGCAAATACATCACAACGCGCGGGGTTGTTCAACGAAGAAAATGGTATTATGGTTGGCTGGAATCAAAGTCCAACTGGACCAAAATTCGGTGTAATGAGAGCGACGGGTGGTAAAGCACATGTAACTGTATTGACCATTAATACAGCTCCTAATGCTACACAGACAGTTACGCTAACATTAAATGGCGTTCCATATAGTTTTTCAATTGGTGCAGGTACTACTCAAGCAACTGCCGCAGCAATAAATTTACATGATGGTTATGTTGGTTGGTTAACAGATCAAGTTGATAATACTATTGTATTTCTAAACAGTACAACTGGTCCAAATAACGGTGCATTCAGTTTTACTAGTACGGGTAACTGTACTGCTACATTCAGTACAAAACAAGTTGGTATTGCACAGACAGAAAATTGGACATATCAAGACCAGTTTAATGTGGACAAACTAAATGGCGCTGGTCCGAGCGGTATGACTCTTGCTTCGCAGTATTTAAATGTTTATCAAATCAATTATCGTTGGTTAGGTGCTGGTGAAATACGATATGCGATTGAAAATCAATTAACGGGCGATATGGTATTTTTCCATAAAGAACATTATACCAATCAACACAATACTGCTCATGTTGCCAACCCAAGTTTTAAAATTGGTTATGTTTCTTATAACCTTGGTTCTGCAGCAAATGCGACAGTAACGGGCGTTTGTTTTATGGGCGCAATTGAAGGTGATATTAGACAGAATGAATTAAATCGTTCTACTAGCGTCAGTAAAAGTTCAATATCTCAAAATACAACCCAACATTTAATGACCGTTCGTAATCCTTATATCACTAATGGTAAAGCAGGTGCGTTAAATGGTAATTATATTTTAAACGCCAAAGAGATCATCCTAAAAGATATTTCTATCGCTACACAGGGTACTGATCCTGGTATTGTTTATTTGTTTTATGACGCTACATCATTTACAGGTACGCATAGCTACTATAGCCAACCAAAAGATAATGGTATGCTTAGTACAGTGGTTGGCACATTAGATCCTATGGTTGATACTGCTATCTGTCGATTCGCGACTGCACTCAATGGCGAGGCGCAATATAAATTAAGTGATTTTCGTATAGCAATACCACCAGGGAGTTCTATTAGTATTGCCATCAATTCTACGGCAAACTTATCAAGAGTATCCTGTGCATTGGTATTTTCTGAAGATTAAAATTATATAAATAACTAATATAGATTACTTTATAGATGGAAACAGATGAAACAATATAGACAATTCCTAAAGGAAATGCCTACCAAAACAATCGTATTTGCTTTTGGTAGGTGTAATCCGCCGACAAACGGGCACGGACTACTTGTTAATGTAGTTAAACATATTGCTGATAATAACGAAGCAGATTATGTTATCTATGTGTCTAGAACTCAGGATAAAAAGAAAAATCCATTGCCCGTTGATAAAAAGATTCATTATTTGAATCTAATGTTTCCGCATACCAATTTCAAACCCGCGACTGATAAAGAACGCACGTTCATAGAAGTTGCTAAATCATTAAACGCAAAATATAAAAATCTGATCATGATCGCGGGTTCTGATCGCATACCCGAATATGAAAAGTTGTTAAACAAATACAACGGTACAGAGTTTCATTATGATTCAATCCAAGTAATTTCTGCCGGTGAACGAGATCCAGATTCAGATGACGTATCCGGTATGTCGGCATCTAAAATGAGAGCATATGCTACGTCCGGCGATTTTCAAGGATTTAAAAAAGGTTTGCCATCGTCCATGCGGGATATCGATGCCAAATTATTATTTAATGACATTCGCCAGGGTATGGATTTAGAACCAATCAAAGAACAATATAAATTAAATGTTGATTCTCTGAGGGAACAATATTTTAATAAACAAATATTTAATATTGGTAATATAGTTGAATCCGATGATATTAAATACGAAATAATGGATAGAGGTAGTAATTATCTCGTTCTTATTAACTTAGAGGGCGATATTAGTCGCAAATGGATACAGGACGTTACTATGTCTGAAGAAACGCAACTATTTACAGATGTTCAGTTTGACAAGGTTGATTCTGAAACTGCTCCAACTGAAATAACATTTAAAGGTTATACAACAAAGAATCTACATAATGCTCCAGAGGCGTCAAATGCATTCATGAAAACCATTAACAATATGGGTTCTGCTGATCCACTGTCTGTATTAAACGCATTGAAAGCGACTGACTATTATCTTGGCGTTACAGTTGCTGATATATTACATGGCGGTTCAGAAGAACAATCTGATTTATTAAAATGGTCTGACGCACATTTAAAAGCAAAAAGAGCATTGGATCATTGCGGCGAGTTTATAAATCATATTGAATATTGGCATCTATATAAAGACAAATTAGACAAAGCAGTATTTGCGGTTAGAATTAAATCAGATGCAGATCCTATACAAGATTTTAGCGAGAGCGTTATGCTGGATAAAAATAAAGATAAATTAAAAGTTGCTAAGATGATTGGTTCTATACTTGGCGTAGAAGACGCAGAGAAATTATCAAACCCAGAACAAATAGTTAATTCGGCGTTAAGAAAATCAAAATCATTACCAAAAGATTCACAGAAAATCATCAAAAAGATGCTTAAACTGGCAGATGAAGTTGGTATTAAATATGATAAAAAAGCAACTAAAATTGATTTGACAGAAGAGCAAGTTAAACTGGCTACGGAACGGGCAGAGCGTTATGGACGACGCTACCCTAATCCAATTGATGAACAATGGGTATTAAAAGAAGGTAAAGCGCCATCGATCGAAATGGATAAATCTAAAGTAGGACAAGTTGCTTCTCTTAGACCTGATGATGAACAGAAATTAACTAAACTCAATAAAATGGGTAAAGGCGAAGTTGTCGAACAAGGTATCCCAGCAGAGACCAAAAAAGAAATCGAAAATTATGCCAACACTGGGCATACTGATGGCGTAGTCAGAAAAGACGGTCAAAATCAACCTGAATATACACACGTTGGCGCATCGTTGACATCTGATAATAATGACACTCTCGCGAGAATGAAGGCAAAAAAACTTCGCAATGAATCTAAAGAATGTGATGATTGCGACGATTTTGATATGACTGATATCGACATTGATAAAGAGATTAATCAGTTAAGCGATGATGATTACTTAGAGGCGTACGATCCAGAAGAATTTAGTGTGGTTGATGTTGAGACCGGAGAAGAAGAAAAAGAAGAAAAACCAGTAAACGAAGAAGCACTGAATGAAGTTCTATCTAAAATAGAACGGATGAAAGCAAAACTCAGATTTGCTAAAAACAGAGCAAAAATAGATAGAGCAAGAATGTTAGCGTTGAAAAAGCGCTCTGATTCTAAAACTATCAATAAACGAGCAAGACATTTGGCGGTTAATGTATTACGTAAAAAATTACTTAGAGGTAAAGATTTAAGTTCTTTATCTTCTGCCGAAAGAGATCGTATTGATAGAATTATTGAAAAGAAAAAGAAAGTAATCGGAAGAATGGCGATGAAACTTACAACTAAAATACGCGATATTGAAAAAAATAGATTATCGCATAAGAATTTTACTAAAGGAAACTGATAATGAATGAATTAGCAGCAGCATTGAAGATCGTACAAGCAAATACTTTCTTTATGTATTTTAAATCTCACAGTTACCACCATAATGTGGAAGGTCCAAATTTCAATGACTATCACGGTTATTTTGGTGGATTATACGAGGAATTATGGGGTGCAGTAGATCCTATTGCCGAACATATTAGAGCAATTGATCAATATGCACCGATTAGCATCGAAGATATGCATAGCGCTAAAACAGTAAAAGAAGATACTTCAAGAGTAGCGTTACCGAAGCAGATGTTTTTAAACTTGATCGATGCTAATAACGAAGTCATAGATTCATTGAACAAATCATATGATTTAGCGAACTATGCTAAACAAAATGGTCTTACTAACTTTATCCAAGATCGTTTAGATATCCATGCTAAACATGGGTGGCAGTTACGCTCGTTGTCAAAGTAACATGAAAACCTATAAAGAATTAATGGAAGATTTAGCAACTTCCGATATAAGAGTTAAAAAATGGGTTGACGGTAATGGCGTCACCAGAACTAAAAAGATTAGAGCACATAGAGTGGTTTTTAAGAATAGTAAATCTAACGCTGAACCAGCGCAAGATGACGCGCCGCCAAAATAGGAAATCGAATGAAAAGTTTTAAAGAATTGATGTATGACGTTCAGGTAAACGAAAGTAAAGCAAGAGAAATGTCTAAAGACGTTGCTGGATCTTACGCATCCGCTGCAAGATTACATCCCAATAACAAGTCTGGGTTTAATTCTAAAATGACTGGACCATCGGATGTTGAACATTCAGAAAAACGTAAATTGTTGGGTATCAGAACCAAACGCAATTGGAAACGCGAAGAACCGAATGGTAAAGAATCGTTATCGGAATCATTATCTCATGATTATTTGCTACAATCATTGGCAGATAAAGATATTAATGCGCACATTAAAGATGGTAAAGTGGTTGTTCATCCAGACGACGCCGCTGAAGCGCGTAAACATCTAAAAAAGATTGGCCACGACCATTTAAGAGTAACGACAAAAGATGTTCATCAAGTTGCCGAAGAAGTTGAAGAATTAGATGAATCTATAGAAAATATGTCTGACGCTAAAGTCAAATATTATGCTACTAAAAAATTCCCGCGCGGTAGATATTCGTCTAAAGAAATAAAGGCAGAACATGATCGACGCATGAGAACTGTCCCAAACTACCGCGCCGTTCAACCATCATTAAATGAAGAAGTCGAATTGGACGAAATTCTAGATCCTTCAATGGGCGCTGGCGAATACGTAAAAGATTTCCAAAAATCAGCCGCGCCGCAATTTAAAGGCAAATCACAAGAAAAACGCAGAATTATGGGTATTGCTGCGTATATGGCAGCAAAAAAGAATAAATAAACAATAATCTATTTAAAGAGGTATAAACATGCTTTGGGGCGTAAGAGATTCATTCGCTATTGTTGGTACAGTAGCAGTTACTAATGGTTCACCTGCCGTTGTTGGCACGGGCACACATTTTACAACGGTGTTAGAAGAAGGCAAAACAATTGTTATTGCATCCGTCAAATACAAAATTTTAAAAATTACTGATGATACTCATCTAACATTGGTAATTGATTATGCGGGCGTTGATGCATCAGGTTTAACTATTACTGGCACTGATATTCCTAAATACATCATGCAACAAGATTTGCACAAAGTCTATTTTGTTGATCGTACCGAATCGCAACAACCAGAAAATACAGCCAAAGGGTTAAATGAACCAGGTTGGTGGTTCTATACTTCTCATGTTGATGCACAAGGTCAAACAAGACATAAAGCAGAACATTTAGTTGCAATGGACATTACTGCTGCAGTTTCTAGCGATGCTGCTGATGATGCAGTTGTTGTTGATGGTACATTAACCATTAATACTCAACCAGTCAATAAAACGACAACTGCTGGTACAGCAGAAGCATCATTGTTTACTGTAGCGGCTACATTGGTTGGCGGTGCTGGTATCATCAATTATCAATGGCAACAAGCGCCTTCTACTGGATCGCCTTGGACTGATTTGAGCGATGCTGGCGGTGTATGGACTAATGTAACTACTGCTACTCTAGGCGTTAATGCTGGTATGACCGACACTTCATCATCATTCAACGGTACTAAATTCCGTTGCGTCATTACTTCTGATGGTGTTACAAGTAAAACAACAACTACCAGAACTTTAACCGTTAATCCATAAGAATATGAGGGCGGACTAATCATCCACCCTTTTCATTATGCTTGAAAAACTGACAAATGACAATTACATCATTTATGCGATGAAGCATTATGATAATCCACAATGTCATACATTATCTGAATTTGAAGAAGATTTAAATAAATTAGTTTATCTTCAACGTTCTTTATCAAAATACAAAGATACCAATGAAATAAATGAACGGTTAGTATTAAACCACATCATTATTTTATTTAATCTGTTTAATGAAGCAACAATAAATATATTATTCTATAAAATTAGACCAGAATACTGGAATATTATTATTACCTTTTTAATATTCTTGGAACGTATGCCAGAATCATTGCCTAATTATGGTATTATTACTTCAGATTATCAATTAGATCAATTTATTATTACAAAACTTAGGAATATTTAATGAGTCGCGTAGCAGAAAATCTCATAGCGTATAAAATATTATCTATGATAGTGCAACCATTTACTGAATCAGATGCGTATAAATTGGGTATCATTGACGCCGAAGGTAAAAATTTGATTCCTGCGACTGATTTGAAATCTGATAAAGAAAAAGATGCCTATTCGTACCTGACTAGACTTGTATTCAATATGAAAAAAATATTGGGTAGAATTCCCGGTGGTGATGCAAGATTAAAAAATATGGTGGCTGCTCTATATTTGATCAGAGAACAATACAATTCAAGAACTGATATTGATACTATTACAGAAGAAGAATTTAGACGCATTGTTGATCTAAATATCATTCTTGCGGAAGAATCATTACAAGTTAAATTATTCATGGAAGAAGGCGAAGGTGGTGGTGCAATTGCTGGACAAGGTCAAGTAACTCCAGCAACATCAGGACCCACTAATGTATCAAAGCCAGCAGATGGTTCGGAATCAAAAGTATCCACGGATATTCCGATGAAACGATTAAAGAAAGAAATTGCAAGAAGAGCGCCAATCAAATTGACTACGGTAGATTTGAATCAAAGAGCATTATAAATAACGTAACCAATTTATTAAACCATCGGAATCAGTACAATGACAGACAACCACCCAACATCGAATTGTTCGGATATTAAAGTTTTACAGGTGGTTGTAGCAAAAATCGATGAAACGATAGAGAAAATCTCGGAATCCACTTATACGGTAAGTAAATTATTAGCGGTTCATAACGAACGCATCAACAACCTTGAAAAAGATAATGATGATACTAATAAAGAAATTAAGGATATAACAGATAAAATGGAAAATAACACCAGAGAAATTCTCAAAGAAATGAGTCATATGGAAGAACGCATCGAAGATAAAATTGAAGATGCGAAGGATAAAAGTTCTGATCAACATTCATTACTATCTGCCAAAGTTGATAAACTTGACGAACGTTTGAATGAATTGGAAAAATGGCGTTGGTACATTGCAGGTGGTATTGCTTTAACCGCTTTTGTATTAAGCAACAGAGACTCTGTGTTGGGTTTCTTAAATCACTAATTAATAATCAGTTAATAAGAGTTACATCAACCGCTAACACAGTTAGCATACCTTAGTTACAAAGGAAAGTAAAGACCTGACGCGAAAAAAATAACTTTACTTTTTGACCGAATGCGGTATACTTGATCCTAAGTTACTGTAGAAGGTTTTTATCATGTTGTGGATTGATGTCAAATACGCGAACGTAATCGGTTCGCGTCTAAGAAATTTCAAAAAAAAGTCAGAGTACTTGTGGAACTGTTCGTGTCCCGTGTGCGGCGATTCCAGTAAAAACAAAAACAAAGCGAGACTCTACATCTACAGACAAACCCACGGTTTGTTTGTCAAGTGTCACAAATGTCAATACAGTTCTACATTAGGTAATCTAATAAAACGCGTTGATGCCAACGTCTATTCAGATTACGTCCTAGAACGATATAAAACCGGCAACGAAAAGTATATTCCCCATACAGATATAACAGAAGTGATCCCGTCGCTTAAACCAGAATTATTGGAAGATGAAGTTTTATCTAAATTAAAACGTATTGATAAACTACCAAGAACTCATTATGCGGTTCGGTATATTGAATCCAGAAAAATACCAGAAGAATTATGGAATCTATTTTATTATACGCCTAAATTTTATAAGTACGTAAATCAAAATATAAAATATCAATTTACTGATTCTTTACTGGCAATAGACCATCCTAGATTAGTAATACCGTTTTTTAATAATGCCGGTAAATGTTTTGCGTTACAAGGACGAGCATTTGGTAAAGAAATACCGAGATACATTACTATTAAAGTGGATGAAACTGAAGATAAGATATTTGGTTTAGAGCGGTTAGATTATTCTAAACAGGTTTTAATTACAGAAGGACCAATTGATTCTTTATTTTTACCCAATGCTATTGCCGTATCGGGTTCTAATTTTGATATGTATACATTAAGAACAATAATGACCAATGCCATCATCGTTCCTGATAATGAAAGAAGGCATAAAGATGTTGTTAGGATTTTACAAAAAAATATTGAGTTAGGTTATAAAGTTGTTCTGTGGCCAGATACTTATGAAGAAAAAGATATAAATGAAATGATTTTAAATGGTAAAACTAAAGAAGAGATTTTAGACGTTATAAGTAAGAATACATTCAGCGGGATTGAAGCAAAATTGAGATTATCAACTTGGAAAAAAATATGAAAGCGAAATTGATTAGTTATACGCAACCAGCAGAAGATTTAATTGACGGCGGTATTGATTCGCCGGAAGAATTGATTGCCTTTTGTGCAAGGGTGTCGAACCCAGCAAATCAGTATAATACTGAAACATCTACGAAGTTAGTCAAGTATTTAATTAAGCATAAACATTGGTCGCCGTTAGATATGGTTGATATTACCATTGAAATTGAACCAACCAGAGACATTGGGCGACAAATGCTTAGACACCAATCGTTTAAATGGCAAGAATTTAGTCAGCGTTATTCATCTATTGAAGACCTTAACGATATGTTTGAAATCTCAGAATGTCGATTACAAGATGATAAGAATCGCCAGAACTCTATTGTATTAGATGTTTCTAATCCAGAACATCGCGAGTTATCCAGACTCTGGTTAGAAAAACAGCAAGAAGTTATTAGATTGACTAGAGAAACATATCTCTGGGCATTGAACAACGGCGTCGCCAAAGAAGTAGCAAGAAAAGTGTTACCAGAAGGACTAACTAAAACCAGAATGTACATGAAAGGTTCTGTTCGTTCTTGGATTCATTATTTAGAAGTTAGACTAGATGAATCGACCCAGAAAGAACACCGCGATATTGCTTTAATCTTATCTGAGATTATTGCAACTATTTTTCCAATTGAAGATTATACAAAGGCATAAAATAATGACAAATATCCCAGAAGATTCAATGTTACGCAGACATTATCTGACTGAATTAAAAAATAAGCCATCTGAAGATAATTCTAATTTTCATATCTATACAACTGCTGCATTTATGTTATTATTGGTGGTAATATTCCTATGATGCAAAAAGTTATAGATATAATAGAAGTATTAACCCCATTAGTATTATCTTTGCTATTTACCTATGGGTTATATGAATTATTAAAAGGTTGAATATGAGTATTAGATTATTAGAACCAAAAACGACTTATACAATCGATTACCCAGAAGCAGTCGAATTTGCCAATAAACAAGCAGAAATATTTTGGCTACCGGATGAAATTCATGTTGAAAAAGATTTGCATGATTTAAAAACAAATTTCACTGAGGCAGAATATCATGGTGTCATTTCTACCTTAAAACTGTTCACTCTATATGAGCTACAAGTGGGAAATGAATATTGGCAGAACTATGTAGGTCAAGTATTCCAAAGACCGGATATTCAAAGAATGGCGACTACCTTTGGATTCTTTGAAATTGGTGTGCATGGACCATTCTATAATAAAATCAACGAGATTCTTGGGCTGGATACTGACGAGTTCTATAATAGTTATCTTGATGATGAAGTATTAAAGAATCGAATGGCGTGGATTGGTAAACGTACTACTAAACGCGATACGGTATACAATATCCTAAAATCGGTGGGTATCTTCTCAATGATTGAGGGTGCTATTCTGTACAGTTCATTTGCGTTTTTGAAGCACTTCAATAACAATGGTAAAAATAAACTAACCACTATCAATTCGGGTATCAATTTCAGTATTAACGATGAAACGATGCATTCTGAAGCAGGTGCTTGGTTGTTTAGAACTTTATTAAAAGAAGCGATTGATGATGGTCAATTATCGCAAGAAGAACAAGATAAATTGAGAGAAGAACTGGAAGAAACTGCCAAGGTTATCCTAGAGCATGAAAGAATCATCATTGGTAAAATTTTTGATCGTGGTGCAATCAAAGGCATTTCTGATACTCAATTGATTAATTTTGTGCAATCAAGATTGGACATTTGTTTAAAAAATCTTGGTTATAAAAGACTGTTTAGACCTAGTTATAATCCAATCGCCGATTGGATATATAATGATATTGATTCTAGCACCCTACATGATTTTTTTGCAAGTACAGGGAGTGATTATAATAGAAAATGGTCGGAAAATAAATTTACATGGTAATAATGGAGAATAAAATGATTGATGGTGAAGAACAAATTAGATTTTTAAGATTGAAATTAGCGGAAACAACCGATCCAACTGAAAAAGAATATATCATTAAACAATTGCAATTATTAGAAGCAGACGAATCTATTAAAGATCAAACATTATTGGTAGAGTGATATGGTAAAGGAACGAAGCATTTATGATGAATTAAGCGATGAACGCAAAGAACTTCAATCTCAAGGTAAACTGCCAAGCTGGGTGACTACTCTTGCTTGGCAAATGCTTAAAGAAAAATACCTATCAGAACAATATCCTGATTTAGAATCTGTTTATCGTAGAATCGCTAAACATGCTGCAAAATACGCGCCAGAACCAGAAGTGTGGGAAGATAAATTCTTTAATTTATTCTGGAAAGGGTGGTTGGCTGCATCAACCCCAGTGTTATCAAATATGGGAACTGGAGTTGGATGTCCTGTAAGTTGCAGCGGAGGTTACATAGAAGACAGCGTGTATGGTTTCTACTCCACTCAATTAGAAACGGCAATTCTTTCTAAAAACGGATTTGGCACTTCCGGATATATGGGTGATATTCGACCAAGAGGAGCAGCGATTAATGGCGTTAAAGGCGGAGCAAGTGGCGTATTACCTGTATTCAAAGATTTCGTACAATTATCACGGGATATTAACCAAGGTTCACAACGTCGCGGTGCTTGGGCAGGATATATTGAAATCGATCATCCAGATTTTTATGAGTTGGTAAATTTCATTAGCAAAAATCCCGACGACGCGAATATTGGTTGGAATATTACTGATGCATTCATCGAAAGATTAGAATCTGGTGACCAAGAAGCAATCGAGCGGTATCAAAAAGCATTAAAGTTAAAAATGATTACTGGTAAAGGATATTTTTTATTCATTGATAAAGTGAATAGAATGAATCCTGAAGTGTATAAAAATAAAAACATTGACGTGAAGGCGAGTAATCTTTGCACGGAAATAGTTTTGCACTCTAGCGATGATTATTCATTCTCTTGCGTTCTATCATCAATGAATGCTACATTGTATGATGAATGGAAAGATACCGATGCTGTATTTGATGCTACCGTGTTCTTGGATTGCGTCAATCAGGATATGATTGAGATTGGCAAGAAAACGCCTGGTATGGAGAAGGTAGTTAAATTTGCCGAAGAGAGCAGAGCGTTGGGATTGGGTTTACTTGGATTCCACACTTATCTACAAGATAACTCGATTCCGTTTGAATCAATGGAAGCATACTTCAGAAACATTGAAATCTTCCAACATTTAAATAATGAATCGTTGAGAGCATCGAAATGGATGGGTATGAATTGGGGTGAACCTGATTGGTGTTTTGGATACGGTATTAGAAACACACATAGACTTGCGGTTGCGCCGAACCTATCATCAGCATTAATTTGCGGTTCTGTTTCGCAAGGTATTGAACCGATTTACAAGAATGCTTATATACAAAATACCGCCGCAGGTAAAATGGAACGCGTTAATCCTTCATTATTAAAAATAATGAAAGAACGTGATGTTTATTCACCTACTATTGTTAAAGACATTATTAAAAATAACGGTTCTGTGCAACACGTTGACTGGTTATCTGGCCATGAGAAAGATGTATTTAAAACTGCATTTGAAATCAATCAGCATCAGATTATTCGGTTAGCATCGGCAAGACAACGATATATAGATCAAGCACAAAGTATCAATCTGTTCTTTTCTGCCGGTGAATCCGAGGAGTATATTTCAGAGGTGCACAAATCAGCATTTTTAGATCCATACATTAAATCTTTATATTACATCAGAAGTGAATCTGGCGTAAATGCAAATAAAGAAGCATGCGTTGCGTGTCACGGTTAAATTTTAAATAGGAAAACAAATGAAAAAATTATTAGCACTAACATTATTATTAGCATCAACTCAAGTATTTGCTGCAAAAGAAAAAGAAACCGTGACTTATGAATGGAAAGTGGTTAAGGTATTGGATGGCGACACCATTAAATTTGAAGCAGATTGGATGCCTAAACCATTGAAACCTGAAGTGTCCATTAGAGTATTGGGTATCGATACCCCAGAAAAGAAACCTAGAAATAAATGCGAACAAGAAGATGCTTTAGCACAAAAAGCATCGGCATTTACTAAAGAAGCAATTACCAAAGGCAAAAAGATTGAGGTAAAACTAGAATCGCACGATAAATACGGCGGTAGAATGTTAGGATATGTGGTTATTGATGGTAAAAACCTTGGCGATGAATTGATTACCAATGGATTAGCAAGAGCGTATCACGGCGAAGCAAAATCGTCGTGGTGCGAATAATAAACATAGGGAAATAAAAATGTCAGTATCAAAAACTTTTGAATGTCAAAATTGCGAATCTGAAGGTAAAATTGTAATTAAAGGCGATGACGTAACGTTGGCAGACATCTCAGTTTGCCCAGTCTGCGGTTCGTCTATTTTCGAAGAAGACGATGATTTTAGCGAGTATTAATGACTTGGTATCACAAGGATGTAGAAGTCGCTGAGTTACCAGACGACGCTGTCGGGTTTGTGTATATAATTACATGTATACCGACAGGTCGTCGATATTTGGGTAAAAAACTAGGACAGTTTACGAAAACGAAGACAAAAACAGTTAAACTCAAAAATGGCACATCTAAAAAGAAGAAGGTTCGCGAGAAAGTGGATAGCGATTGGCGCGATTACTACGGTTCTTCTGACGCTCTTAAAGCAGATATCGAACTGCTTGGCATAGAACAGTTTAAACGGGAAATCGTACATTTCTGTCTCTCTAAGTCTTCATGCTCCTACCTAGAAGCGAAATTGCAGTTTCAATATGACGTGCTGGAGGATGATAGTTGGTACAACAACAACATCATGATTCGGGTGCACGGAAACCACATCAGAAACAAAAAGTTGACTGTTTCGTTTTAAGAAACAGTCTTTTTCTTTTTTCTGTCAAAAAAGTTCTTTACTTCCTCTGTCGACTGCGGTATACTAACCCTGTCAATTAAATTATGAGGAAGTGAAAATGAGAAAAACTTTTAACATCGAAGAGTTCAAACAAACGATCAACGAATCTTTGGCGAACAGCACTTGCTCGCCCAGCGTTAGATCTGGTATGATTTTTGCTCTTGACTCTGTGTTACATCAAGCAAACGCTTACGATGGATTTAGATATCTTAATCAAAATGAAGTGGCAGAAGATGCACTTCCTGGTGTGCGAGTAGACTCCGACGGATGCGCATTGCCATTTGATCAACGCTTTGTGAACACCGATGTAACGCGCGTTCGCTACTACTAAAAAAATTCTTTACTTTCGCTAAGAGTTGCGGTATACTAAGTTATAAATTTGAAAAACTGGAACTGTATTATGAAACTTGAAACCGCTATAAAACAACTTCAAAAAGAAGCAGGATACTTGGGCGTTTCTGTCAATCGAGTAAAAGACATGATTCAAACCTTACCTTCGGCATTCCCAAAGAAAACAGTCGATGCATTCAGAACTTTAGAATCAGTTAAATTAGCATAGGATTTTATCATGACAAAAACGCAAGCGCAGCAAGTTGAAGATGCCATTGTTATTTGTATTGAAGACCACAATATGAACCAAGAACAAATGTTAAAATATATCACAGATACTTACAAAGTATCGCCTGTTTTTGTGTTAAACGCTTACAAGGAAATGTATGAAGACGAAGAAGAATCCGGTAGCAAAGGCAGTTAGAACGCCAAGATTTAAAATTCAAGTAGTAAAATCCAAAAAACTTTATAATAGAAGAGCGAAAAATTATGAGCAATATGATTGATTACACCGAAACTGAAACCCAAGAAATGGTACAAAACCTATTACATATTGGACCAACAACCGTTATTTTTATGAAAAAAGACGGAACTGAACGCACTATGAAGTGTACATTGAAAGAATCTTTGATTCCGTCCGATAAAGCACCGAAAGGCGATTCCAATAGAAAAACAAACAATACAGTTCAACCTGTATTTGATTTAGATATCGGCGATTGGCGGTCGTTTACTTGGAGTTCGATTACAGAGGTCTCTGTATGAGTCATAAAAAAGAATCGGCGATTACCATAGGATTTCTGACATTGTCTGCAATTGCTTTAGTAATCATAGGACCATTGGCGATTATCTGGTCGTTGAATACGTTGTTTCCGGTATTATCAATTCCATATACATTGGAAACATGGTTCGCGACAGTTTTTCTTTCATCAGTTTTTAAAACAAAGGTAGGTAAATAATATGAGTTTCAATATCACAAACCCAGCAGACAAAAAACGTGTTAAAGACGCATTATTTGAAATCTCTGGTTCGTATGCTAGAATTGAAGGCGAACGCGACTTGATTAAAACTGTGGTGAAAGACCTTGCCGATGAATATGAGTTATCCAAAAAACAGGTTAATAAAATTGCTCGTGCATATCACAAACAGAACTATAATCAACAGGTCGCCGAGTCAGAAGAGTTTCAGGAACTGTACGAGTCTTTGTTAGAATCTGAATAAATCGCTTTACTTTTCTGGGCAACCGCAGTATACTAAGTTTTTTATTGAGGAATTTATCCTATGTCTGAAGAAGTTAAATTAAGCAAAAAAGAGCAGTATGCTGCCCAGAAACGCGATAAGCAAGCAGCGATAAAAGAAAAACGAAGAGAGATTGCATCAAAGATTGGCGGTGGCGCAGAACCCGACGTCAATCCTCTCAACTACAGACTTTCTATTATGATTGCTCTGAATTGGTATAACGTAAACGCCGATTATAAACAATACCGTTCTTGGTTAAATGAGTATCTAATCAACACGGAAAGAAAGAAGTTGATTACTGTTCTGAATAAAGTTTCTGACCATGAGATACGTTCGATTGGTATGTTATGTCGATTGAATTTACGCGACCAGTATCTTGAAGACTCAGATGTTGCATTCATTGAATCTACAATTACTCGTTTGATTGAAAGTGTCAATATACCTGCTCCAAAGGTAGAAGATACAATTACGATAATTCCTGAAGTCGATAAAAAACCGAAAATTGTTATAGATAAATCAAGGGAAGAAGCAATTCGTTTATCCGAAGGGTTTGAAGAAGCGATAGATAATTTCGTCATTAAAAAGAAATCTGATTTCAACGCGTCCGATTATCTAAAGGCAAACGAAGTTCCTGCAGCTGTATCTAAAAAGATTGCGGAATTATACAAACCGATGTTATCTGAACTGATGGAAGCGCAAGACGGCGAAGATAAAGAATTAACAGAAGGTTATTCTAATTTTACTAAAGCGCAATTGAAGAAGTTTGTTGCATTCGTCGAGTCGTTGATAAACGCTTGCAATCAGCAAATTGTTTCTGTTAAAGTTAAAAAAACCCGTGCCAAGAAACCTGTTTCGCCGGAAAAATTGATTGCAAAATTAAAATTCATGAAAGAGTTTGATGAACTTAATTTGAAATCAATTAAACCTACCTCTATAGTAGAGTCAAACGAAATTTGGTTATATAATACTAAGAACAAACGGTTGTTTGTCTATAAAGCAGCGAAAGATAGTAAATTGTCGGTTAAAGGAACTGCAATCACGGGTTATGACATTAAAGAATCTGTATCAGTTTGTCTTAGAAAACCGGAAGAGTTTTTTAAGAATACTCAATTAGCAAAACGCGCGTTGGGAAATGCATTTAAATCAATTAAAACTAAACCTGCGTTGGCAAACGGCAGAACCTGCGAAACTATGGTTATTCTAGGGGCATTTTAATGAAATATTGGTCTTATAATGAAATGGATGTTAATCCTGATGGATCAATCGGGTACGTCGTAACATTATCTGAAGACCAAATCATTGCACAATATTGGTCTTATTGGTATAATCAAATGTGTAATAAATTGGGTACAGAATATGTTAATAATAATTATACAACCCATGATTGTATTGATGATTGGGTTGTTGCGAATTGGGCATGGGAACAAAAAAATGAAAATTGAAGATATTGTTTATAGCGTAGTTGTAATGATGTGTTTAACTTGGGCGACTGTTACTGTTGTTAATAAGTATGCGCCGGAAGTCCCAAAGAACCCGCAAGTCGAACAAGAATTGATTGAAATTATAAAGGTCGTGAATAATGATACTAATTGATTACAGTCAGATCGCTCTTAGCGTTTTGACAACTCCTGAGTTTAAATCTAAATTAAATGGTGATGAAGAAACAGTTAAGGATCTTGTAAGACACGCCACCATTGCAACAATACTTTCTTATAAAAAGAAGTACGGCGGAAAATACGGGCAGGTTGTTATTGCTTGCGATGGTCGCCAATATTGGCGCAGAGAAGTATTTCCCTATTATAAAGCAAGTCGTAAAAAAAATAGAGATAAATCTGATTTGAATTGGAAACTGATTTTTGATTGTTTATCTGAAATTAGAAATGACATTAAAGAATATTTCCCATATCGAGTAATTCATTTAGATCGATCGGAAGCAGATGACATTATTGCCGTTATTACAGAATGGGCGCAAAGTAATGAATTAATTGAGCAGGGACTTGAAACAGAACCTCAACCAATTCTAATTGTTTCATCTGATAAAGATTTTAAACAGTTACATTCATATCATGATGTTAAACAATGGTCGCCGATGCAGAAGAAGTTCGTTACTTCGACTAAGAAAGAAATTCAAGAATACAAAATACAACATATTGTCAAGGGCGACGTTGGCGACGGTATTCCTAATATGATGAGTCGCGATGACATTTTAGTTACGGAAGGCGAACGTCAAAAGGTTGTAACTGCAAAGCGGTTGGAAGAGTTTTTTGAACTTGGTAAAGACGCTTGTAGGTCTGACGAAGAGCGTAGAAACTGGGATAGAAATGAGATGCTGGTGTCATTTTCAAAAATCCCAGAAGATATAAAAACATCTATCGTAAATGAATATATACAAAACGTGCCTAAGGTTGATCGGATGAAAATCATGAATTACCTAATTAAGCATAAGTGTAGATTATTATTAAACAGTTTAGAGGAATTTTGATGAGTAAGTATGTAACTGAAATGTTAAATGAGATCAATAATGATCCAAAGTTGATTGAGAAATATAAAGATAGCAATGTATTAAAACTGTTATTTGAACATGCTTTTAATCCAGATAAGAAATTTGTATTACCGGAAGGCATTCCACCATTTAAAGAAGATCCTGCACCAATGGGTATGAGTCCAGCCAATTTGATCATGGAAGTCAAAAAACTGTATGTGTTTTGTAGAACTGACCTACAGGCAATCCGACGGGAAACGCTGTTTATTCAGTTACTCGAGAATGTGCATCCGTCCGAAGCAAGAGTGTTACTTCATGTAAAAGACCAAACCTTGCATTTGTTGTATAAAAAAATTACCCATAAACTGGCGTTTGACGCAGGTCTGGTATCCGTGCCGCCTATTGAAAAGGTGAAGAAAGAGAGAAAAAAGTCTGCGAAGGATGGTCAGTCGGACTTACCAGAGGAAGAATTAATCGTCAGTCCAATTTAAAAAAAGTTCTTTACTTCTTCAAAGGATTGCGGTATACTAACTTTGTAAATTTGAAAAGGTGATTTTTTATTATGAAACTTAGTTTGAACGTTCTATTGAAAAAACTTGATAATAGAACCTCATTTTTTGATGAGGTTCGTATCAACGGTTTAACCTTGTTGGTTAACAATAGAAAAAATTCAAGATTCAATACATTATTGCAATTCAGAAAAGCAGGCATTACAATAGAATGTAATTGCTGTAAGGTTCAACCAAGTTATGCAGAATATACAGAAAACTTTGGTTTAAGAATGATGGTCAATGAATTCAATCATATGACCATTGATCACATCGCACCAAAGTCTAAAGGTGGCGCAAGTTCGCCTGATAATTATCAAATTTTATGTTGGAATTGTAATCACAATAAAGGTAATAGATCATGAAAACAAAAGTAACAATTAGTCAAGACGGTGATAGAATTTTTCTAAGAACACCCTACAAGAAAGGTTATGTTGTGTGGTTACTAGAAGAATTACAATCATATGACAGTTCATATTATCGGTATACCCATGAATGGGTTTTATACTCAAAGAAACGCGAACATAATCCAGAACGGGTTGCAAGATGGCATAAAGAATACTTGTTTGGGTTTAACGTTCTTTCAATGATTAGAAAAACCGCTGCAGCAAAGCATTACTATTCATTATTGAAAGATTTGAACGACATTGAAATTAATCCTAATTTGACTTACTAATAAGGAATTTTATATTATGAAAGCAATTGAACCGACAGTAAAAATCAAATCCGTTAAATCAGTATCATTGTTTGATGCGTTTAACCTCAATAAAAGAATTGAGAACTACAAATTATCCAGAGCATGGGCAGACCGCAATCTGGATAATGGCGAGATTCTGGTAGAGTCGTTGGAAATTGAATATATCTATTTTCAACAACATATTTTTATCGAGGAAACCAAAGAACTATTATCCAAACTAAATAGAATTGGATTTGAATCATTAGTTGGGTTTCCCGATGAGAAATTATTTGATAAGTTCGCATCAATCATGTACAACAAAAAGCACAATGTTTCATTGAGTCTATATAAACCAGAACATGGTGATGCGATTAAAACTGCATACGCAATTGCCGAAGATTCAAAAACAGAAGGATTGACGGAACTGGCAGTATTCTTATCTGCTGTTAATGTTTTGATGGATAAATAATATGTTATTGACCGATATTAGAGCAGACCTAGATGCTGCTAGAAAAGAGAAAAACCAAACATTACTAACATTATTAACCACGTTGTATTCTGAGTGTGCAATGGTTGGTAAAACTAAACGCAATGGTGATTCGACTGATGAAGAAGTATTATCAATCATCAGAAAGTTTAAAATTGGCGTTGAAGAAATTGCAAAAATAAAAGGTATAAATACTGATATTGAATATGAATTATCGGTATACGAAAAGTATTTACCATCAATGATTAGTGATGAAGAATTGCTGATTATTATTGATGAGATTGTTAATAGTCTGGCTGAAAAATCCCCTAAACAAATGGGTAAAGTCATGACAGAATTAAAGAATAAATACTTGGGTAGATACGATGGCACTTTAGCAAGTAAAATCGTTAAAGAAAAGTTAGTATAAATAAGATGTAAACAGTTCATCATTGAAAAATGACGGTGTGAGAACGGGACGTATGGTATAATCGGAAATATCCCTATTCATTAGATAAAGCGACAACGCCGTTATATTGACGTTTCTGTTGATCGGTAACTTGGTACGACTCCCTCTTGTTACTGAACTGTTTTATAATGATATAAATAAGATGCAAAGAGTTATTCCCAGACGGACGCAAGGTGTGTCAGCAGACTGTTAATCTGTTCATCAGGTAAGTTCGATTCTTACTCTGGGAGCCAACTTTTTATTATAAATAAAACGAACATTCTGCAGAAGATTGCGCGAGCGGTCGAAACGGACGGTCTTGAAAACCGTTTAAGGTTAATAACCTTACTAGGGTTCGAATCCCTAATCTTCTGCAGAATGTTTTTTGCTAGTGTCCCATAGTAGCGATTGGAACGGTTTTGTAATCCGTTGACGTAAGTCCATCGTAGGTGCAAGTCCTATCACTAGCTCCAATTTAATATTTCAGCGTGTATTGATTTCCAGTTTAGTTTATCCTTGGGTATTATTATCACTATTACTGAATTTTGTTCCATGACGGACTGTATTTTATCTCTATCCATTTCGATTAAATAATCATTTTTTGGATCTAAATACACGTCATAGTCAGGTAAGTAGAAATCCGGAAAATATTTTTTGGTTTCATTATACGAAATATAAGGCGGTCTGATCCAATTGATGTTATTATCATCTAATGATTTTGCTACTTTATATTCATAAGAAGATTCTAACCAAACAGCGCCAGCAGATGGTGATGTATACCAACCATATGCTTTATTATTTTTGTTACCGCCCATTTTAGGGTTGTTTGTAGCAGTAATTGAAAATACTTTACGTTTACAACTATCAGAACATGTTTTTCGAGTACCAATAAACCATTTGTTGCAAATTAAACAACAAGAAACTTTTGTGAATTTTGGTGCGTTCTCAGATTTAATCTTGTTGATTAGTTTTAGAGTTTCAGTAGCTTTTAATTTATTTTTTTCTGAAACTCGATAACCTTCATCATAACGCTTTTTATTATTGAATGTTGCTGAACATGAAGAACAACAAAATTTATTATGTCGTTTTTCATATGGCAAAACAGAATTGCATTGTTGACAGATAGAAGGATTTAGATTATAATTATCAATAGTAGACTTGTTTTTAGCAACTACTTTTGGTTTAATCTTTTTACCACCAATAGAACCGCATTGTTTTCTGACGAGATTACCTTCTATTGTATGGGCAGAAATGTAATGAGAATGTATGCCTTTTGCTGATAGTTCTTTTCTGCAAATTGTGCAACAAACTAATGGGGATTTATAAATTGACATTTTAGATACTCCGTTTAAGATTTAATATGGGACAGCCCGGTTATTCCGTTCTGGGTTTCAAAATACTGAGAATATTTTGATTACCATATTATTTATCATTTTTAATTTTTCAGAATGATAAATACAATAAATAGATTAATGGGGAATGGGCAAGGACTCAGGGGATATTGGCCATATTTCAAGGAACGGGGTAGTACCGTTATTCTCCACCAGTTTATGAAGGTATATGCCTAGTGGCAACACCGCCAATATATACAGGGTTCCGTGGCAGGGTATATACGAGGTTTGATGTCACTCAGTTGACTACTTGAAAGGAACGAATGTCGCGTAACGAACGACTATACCTTCACCATTATCATTAACAAGTGAATATATTATGACAAACATTACAATAACACTCGATGATGATCAAATTGATGACATTGTTGCGAAAGCGTTGAAAGAACATTATTCCCTTTGCAAGATGAATTCTGCTTATTATGATCCAAATCTGATTCCGGCACTTGAAGTAGTGCTATCCGAATACCTATCCCCTAATGATTATAACAACTTTATGAAGGCATTGAAATGACCAAATTTATTCCATTACGAAAACAAGTTCTGATTGCACAAGTAGCAAGAAAAACGACGACTGATTCTGGTATCATTATTGAACATGCTCGATCAGTATTGGATAATGAAACTGCCAGAGTATTGGCGGTTGGTTCAGAAGTAACCGAAGTTGCCGTTGGCGATGAAGTTCTGGTTGCATGGGAAAAGGGCAGAGTGATTACCATTGATGGTGAACAGCGCATTTGTATCCTCGAAGAACATATCGTTGCTGTGTTAGAAAAAGATTAAACTATAACCATGAGGAAACATAAAATGAAAAACGTATTAATCATCGCAGTATTGGCAATTTTATCAACTGCTTGTGCATCCACCTCGGATATCCATTCGTTGCAATCTCAAGTAGATATTATTAAAGTAAAACAAGACGCATTAGCATCTGATTTGTCCGTATTGAGCGGTAGTATTAAATCCGCATCTAAAAAAGCAGATGATGCTAAACTTGCATCCGAACAAGCATTGGAAATGTGTAAACAAATTAATGCTAAACTAGATCGAGTTTTCAAAAAAACGCAATTTAAATAATATGCGATTTAAAGAGTTAATCGAAAAACTCAATAAACCCAATGATGGTACCAGAACATTATTTGAATCAATTGCAATTCCCGAAGTCGAAAAAGCATTAAAAGATTGGAATGGATCAAATCATTCTGGTATCCTGATTGGCGGGTGCGCTGTTGGGTATTATACTAGACCTAGAGCAACAACAGATGTTGACATTTTATTCTTAACTAAAGGTGATATACCATCGTCTGTTAACGGATTCAAAAAGACTAGGTCTGGCGCATTTCAGCATAATGAAACGCATGTTGAAATAGAAGTTGTATCGCACGAGTCAATAAATATATCAACTGCATTAGTTCAAAAAGTGTTTAATACCGCTATTCTATCTAATGGAGTAAAGGTCGCCAGTCCATCTTCTCTGGTTGCATTAAAGTTACAACGGTTGAAGGGGCATGACATTGGCGACATTGCCGGATTGATTAAAACGGGTAAAGTCAATCTTTCTGGTTATCCATTGAGTAAACAGAACTTGAAAGATTTCGAGGAAATAAAAAAGAGATTTGTATGAGTAACAGTTGGCACGGTGGTAAGGGTTCAAAACCAAGGTCGGTATCAGACAGAAAGAAGTTTGAAGACAATTGGGATGCCATTTTCAATAAAAAGAAAGTAGACGAGTCTAAAAAAGATGTCAAAGAAAACAATCCTGGTAGTTGATGATTCTGCTACCATTGTGATGAGTCTGCGCAACAATCTTGAGATTGCTGGTTATGATGTTGAGTCTGCCAGCAATGGTCAAGAAGCGTTGGATAAGTTGAAGTCTGGGGTTAAACCCAATCTGATTATTACTGACGTCAATATGCCAGTAATGGGCGGATTAGAATTTATCAAAGAATCTCGGAAGTTAGCGAGTTGTCGATTTACGCCAATTTTGATACTAACTACTGAATCTAGTACAGAACGTAAGACTGAGGCAAAAAGTCTGGGTGCTACTGGTTGGTTGATCAAACCGTGTAGCGGTACTGATCTAATCAACATTGCGAAAAAACTTTTGCCTTGATCAAAAAAGTTCTTTACTTCTAGTAAGAACTGCGGTATACTAACCTTGTCAATTAAATTATGGAGTTAAAAATGTCTACAAGATCAACAATTGCGGTGCAACATTTAGATGGTACAGTTTCTTCAATCTATTGTCGTTATGATGGTAGTTTATCTGGCGTTGGGGTGACGTTAGCGAGATGGTATAATCAGATGGATAAAGCAGAATATTTGATTACTGCTGGTAGCGTTCAAGAAGTGCATGATTCCGTCGAATATACGTTTCAAGACGATAACCGTTATCTCGAAGATGCAATTACCTATTCAACTTTAGATGAATATTTTGATTCTGATGATTTCCAAGAATGTAATTATTTATGGACAGAACATGATGATGAAAATGGAAATCGTGTTGATGGTTGGTTGTATATAGGATATGAATATGCCGACTGGACTCCAGTTAGTGGTTTATTAGATGCTTGATATTAGTGGTTATCTTAGATTAAATCTGTCAAGGGTTCAATCTAACGTCAATGATTCAATGTATAAGTTATCAACGGGACAGAAAATCAATAGTTCGAAGGACAACCCAGCATTGTATGCAATATCAAAGTCTATTTCTAGGGGTATCAGTATGGATAACGTAGCGATCAATAACTTAAATACTGCTAACCAATTTCTGAGCAACAGAGAATCTATTCTTGGTCAGATTATCGATAATCTACAATATGATAATCCTGATACAAAATCTGTTGATGATTTATTATCCAGTATGAATAAAGACGTATCAATCAGCATGGATAATGATGGCGAGTTTCTTATACCGAAAGTATCAGTCGATTTGACAAAACCTGTATCAGAAATTGTTTCGGATCTTCAATCTGAATTGATAAAGGTTGGTTCTTTACGGCAAGCGACTGACGATAAAATAAGTTCTGTTACGGAACGAATGAATATGAATCAGACAAGATACCATCAAATGGTAGATGTTGATGTAGAAGAAGAGATGTCAAAATTGACTAAAAATCTTGTGTTACAAAAGGTCGGTTATAATATGATAAATCTATATAATCAAAGTTTATCCAATGTGTTAATGTTATTGAGAGGTTAATATGGCAGTAAAACGTAAAGCAAATTCAACGAGAACTAAAACTGATAAAGTTAGACTTGGACCATTGAGTCTAGTACAATTACAGTCTCTGTTCGATAAAGCAAATCGCGGTAAAGATAAAGATAAAATTCAGCGTAGAATGGCAACAATGTTCAAACGCGGTTTATCATTACCTGTTGAAGAGACGGCAGAAGTGTAATGTTAAAGGAACTTCTAATCATTGCGGTATTATTGATTAGATTCAGTTGTCGGTCTTTCTACACTTTCTGTAAACGAATGGATAGAAAGATTGACAAGTTCCTAGATTATTGGGAAAATCTGTAGTCATCAAGGATTGGTATTGGATAGAGTCAATGGATTTTGCGCCAATCCTAACTCTACGGCGACAGTACCAATCCTTGATGGTCTACCCAAGTGTAGGTAAGAGCGACGAAGTTGCTACCATCAACTAGAATAAGACACGTGATTCCGCTTTTCCGTCGGAGCCAGTTGTTGAATAAACGGAACCTAAGCTGGTCGGGTAAGTACCAGCACCATCACGCATGTTGACTGCCTTTATAAACAAAGCGGCGGGTGAGGTAAATCAGGTTCGATGTCTGGCCGTATGATGTGTACGGATAGCCGCCAGTCAACAGCCGTGATGGTTAATGCGTAGGCTGATACGCTACGCGGTATGTCCTGCTGGTGCAGAAAAGTTACCCGTCACAGGAGAGAATTATCGGCGACTGCAAGCTGTCTGTATATCAATAGCGAGAAAGGACAAAGCCAGAGATCAGTGCTGGTAATCATCACCCTATTTTTAATATAATGAGGATAAATGAAATGTATAAAGTTCCCGTAATTACCGTTGAACCCGTTCGCGATCTTGACTCTAGTATTATCGGCACTGCTTATCTGGATAATTACTTAGAATTCGCCGATGTAATGAATCCAATTGATGGGTTTATGTCTACCGTAGAATCATTGATAGGCAAATATCAGTCTATTATTCTTTATAGACAAGATGTAAAACGATTTGCCGATTCTATCAACCCAGATTCCAGTAAGTCGGTATTCAAAGAAATCAAGTGCAGATTAAGAGCCGATTATACTGTCTTAAAATTAAGACATAATCCGCGCACATTGCAGTATAACGGATTAGAATCCGCGTTCATTGTACATCGGAAATAAATAACTATTTCCCAATAGAAACCGCAATGGAAAAGTATAACAAAAGAGTCTGGTTAAACCCAGAAGATTCTCATTTTACTGGCAGCGTAGTTTTCCATGATGGCGTAGTATCAAATCAGGGAAGACCTGCCGAACGATACACATTTATGGAAGTTGCTTCCTGCCACGCGAAGGTCAGGATTCACACAGACCTAAATTTTACGTTGAACGAGTACATTGACAAACTTAAACTGATGCGGGATGAAATCGATAAATTTATCGAACATCTTGAACGCTAACGGGTTAACTCCAATAAAAAGACTGTTTTCTGAAAAGAAACAGTCTTTTTTCGTTTTAGGTTGAAAAAGTTCTTTACGTTTAATAAGAACCGTAGTATACTAACCCTGTTGAATTGAAAAAGAGGTTTTTATTATGTATCCTGTATACCAAGCGTACAAACGAACGAGCGACAATTTCTGCGGGAATTTCAAAGTAGAAAATTCTAATTACATAGAATTAGTCGAAGTGATGTACCACGGTAATATTGCGTTATTTGAAGAAGAAGAGATTTACCGCGTCAGCGTCTGGGGCGATGACGATTGTGGTATGGAGTATGATACGCCCAATAAAGAAGAAGCGATTGGCGTATTTATGGACGTAATCGGATTAAAAGCAATTACTTTTGATAAATTGAAAAAACTGGGTTTTAAATCCGCGTAGGAGTTATTATGAATTTTAAAAACAATCAAGAATTTACATCATTGGAAATTGATACTTTAGCGGAAATGCTTCAATGTGAATCGGCAATCGCGGAATATGCAGCAGAAAATGTACCAGGGTTACTAAACAATGTTGAAGTTTTAAAATCTTTGGTTGAAAAACTGAGCAGATTTGAACCTGTTGGTGACCAACCATCTGTGTTTGATGATCAAGACTTTATGTGGCAATCCATCTATCGATTAGAAGATAGATTGGAAGTGTTACAACGCAGACTAGAATCAATTGAGTCCGACCTAGATGATGGGAAGTGATTGTTTCGTTTTAAGAAACAGTCTTTTTGCTTTTTAGAGCGAAAAAAGTTCTTTACTTCCTCGTTCGACTGTGGTATACTAACTTAATTATGGAGATAAAAAATGAACATCAAACAAGAAATCAAAGATTTACAAGCACGTGTTGCATTATTGGAACAACTATCCGATGATTCTACATATGATTGGGATAATGCCCCAATCATCACTAACATTGATGGTATCGAATATCGATTAGGACCAGAATCGCCCAATAGACTTACATGGGATAAAGCAATTGCTTGGTGTGAATCGGTGGGCGGCGAATTAACTAGTCGGGAAGTTTTATTGATGTGCTATGTCAATGAAACCATTAGGGCTAATTTTAAGGAAGAATATTATTGGTCGTCTACTAAGTTTTCCACTATCAGCGCGTGGTACCAGGGCTTCAATAATGGTGACCAGTCCAGCAGCAATAAGAATACTACCGCCTATGTTCGTGCTGTACGAAGATATGAAAAATAGTTCTTTACTTTTCTGAAAAGATGTAGTATACTATACCTATCAATTAAATTATGGAGATACAAAAATGACTACTACCCCAATCCAAGACCGTTTAGAAAAAGCGTATTCAATCGTTGCGTTTGCTTCTTTGTCTGAAAATCAAGAACCAGTGTTTTTAGAAAATGTCGAAGCAGAAGCATCGCGCATTGAACGTTGCGTTGAATACTTCTACACTAAAGAAAATCACGATTTACAATATCCTGAATACGCTTCTAAATTCCTACAAGAACGTTACAAAGATATCGTGTACGGCGTTAAGTACCTAGGCGACTGGTTAGGTGACGTTCAAGAATCAACTGGAAGTACTTCTGTTAATGACTATTCTTTGGTCGTTTAGCGTTTAGTAATGAATACTCTAAAATTTAATAAAAATAGTTGGCATTATCAATTAGTTCAAACCGTAAAAGATGACTGGTATATATCAGATAATTTCTGTGGTTATTTTTGGGATGTAGTGTTTAGTGGTCTTATTGTGTTGTGTCTTACAGCAATGATCGCTATTGGCTTATTTGTTCTTGTTGTATCGCCATTGTTATATCTTGTTGTAGGATTACAATATCAATTTTTTGAACCACCAGATGAAGTTTTAATTGGTTCAGGTCTTGATACAGGATTACTTTTGGTTTGTGGTGGATTCTTATTTTCTGATTGGTTAGCTGAACGTAAACAACGCAAAAGAGACCGCGATTATGAAGAATTTGTAAAAAATAACTACAGAAAAGTCGAGAAAAAGCCAAGTTTTATTGTGTCTGCTTGGCGTACATTTAAAGATAAAACATGTTTTAGAATTGAATTTGAGGATTAATTATGAGTTTAGAAAAATGGAAAGCAGAAAGAACGCTGAAGAAAGCAAAGAAACAATCAATCAAATCGCTGGTAAACGAAGGCGCGTCATATAATTTTGCCAAGAAACTTGTTAACAGAGCGGTCAAAAGAATCGGAACTAATAGCGGATTGCCGGACATCGCGAATCCTATGATTGAAACGGAAAGTGGAGAATAATATGCTAGAAAAAATTGACCTTAGTATTAAAGAATTAAACAAGATACAGGAAACCATTTCCAAGTTTGATGGCGTAACTTATGTCACAATGACCAATGATAGAAGCGGCGGTATTGGTAATACGCTAAGACTGGAATTTGATTATAAAGTAAATGATGTGGTTGGTAAGTTCTCAACCGTTATTACAGACTTCAATGATTGGTGATTGATATGTTAACCGCACAATCACAATGTTGGAAAGCATTACTTGACGGCGAAACTATCATCAGCGAAAATGACGGTAGAATGTTTAAAATGATTGATGATAGATTGCGTTGGCGCCGGTTTCCTGAAGATCTATGGAAGGAAGCAAACTCCACTTTCGGCGGCGATCCTTCATTTAAAATCTATAAAGAACCGCAATGGTTTGATAATTCAGGCAATGGTATTCTATGTAGAGTTAGACAATTTAACTCCACTAAATGGTATATAGTATTGATTGTATCAACATCATGCGACCTATGCGTAGCAGAGAATGGTGGATTGTGGGACATTGCTGAACCATTACCGCCAGAAGAAGTTCAAAAATATATTTACAGAGGTATTAATAATGGATAGGTACAATCAAGGGTTCAAATATTTTGGTCCAATGGAACAATGCAAAGATGGCGAATGGGTTAAATATGATGATGTGTTAGACTATGGTGCAGAATGGTATGAATATACATCTAGATTGGAAGACAATAGGGATAGTTGGAGGACCATTTCAAAAGAATGGGAATTCTTGGCATATACAACAGGTATACTCTGTCTCATTATGGCAGCAACTATCATTTACTTATATACAAAGGTTCCTCTATGAAATTTGAATTATTTAAAAGCATCGTCACACTAATTGATACCGAACAAAGAAAACGGGATGAGTACCTAGAAAGTATTCCGTCTGATATAAAGGATTTTGTGTTTGATAATTTATACACCAATTCATATGGATGGTGTCATGATAGACTAGCGGAAGCTGCATTAGGCGATCTATGGGAAGATGTAGCATACTATATCTACGAACGTCC